TGACTTCAACAGACATGAGAGTACTCCAGTAGAATAGATAGATCCACTACAGTAGCGGAGCTTATGGTATAGATATCAACAGGAAATGGATGAATAGTAGAGGGATGATAGGTATGAGGATATTACCCTGTAAAGCACTGCCTAGTGCCCTAATCTCACCCTCATTTTCTCTCTACTACGCTGCATAGCAGTGCAGGATGCAAAACATGATGCTTCTGGCTCCCCTACTACCCTACTGTCTACATGCCTCGTTGTGTGATGTTGATGTGTGCAGTGTGTGTGCTTTAAAAGGGATAGCCCTAACCCCGTAGGATTAGGACTTGGTGATGCGCGATAGGAAGTATTGACCAGCCCAGCCTGTGATGATGAGTGTCCAGCCGATTACGAAGAGTAATGCGAGTGATTGTTCGAATGTCATGGTGATTACCTATGGTAGTTGGAGCCCCGAAGGACTCCGTTGGTGTTGAAGGTTACGCTGCTTTAGCGGTGGACTTGGTAGCGATCTTGCCGAGGTCCGATTGACGCTGAGCTTCTGCTTGAGCGAGGTTGTGATCTTCCTCGTTGTAGCCTGCTTGTACACGCTTGATCTCTTGTACACGTACGAGAGTAGCCTTGTTGTTGAAGTGCAATGCTTCTCCCTCTACGAAGGATGCCATGTGATCTGCTGATGCTGCGATCTTTTGGGTAGCACTGAACAGGCTGGCGAGAGTAGCGAAGAACATACGGAATGCTGCGAACATGGTGTAACTCCTAGGATGAGTATGAGTGGTGACCTAATGGCCGCTACATCCCCGAAGGGGTGGGTAGGTGTTGAGGAAAGTTCATTTGGATCAGACCCGGGGGGGTGGGTTCGACTCGGAGCCCCGAAGTATGAAGCAATGCATGCGTACCAATATTAGAAAAATTTCCATACTGCGACCGTTTGTCCCTTCCTTGTGTTCCACTCCCTACTACTCTACTATGCATACCTATACGCTACTGAGTACTCTACATGACTGTTCAACGATACAGAAGGCACGATAGACCTGGTGTTAAGTATGTAGCCTTCCAGGTCGGCGGGCTGATGGATACCTTACCTTCATGGTTTCAGGACCTGGTAGCTAAGGGCCAAGCCAAGGACGGTGAAGACTGCCCTTCGGTGAAGACGATTACAGGCGACTGGCGTCGTTGTCCCCAGGGTACCTGGGTTGTGTATCAGCAGAATGGTTATCTGTGGGAGATGGACTCAGAAGCCTTTAATCATTTGTTTTATGGGGTACAAGAACTATGACTACCTTTCGCCGTATCGAAGAAATGCATATCCGTGAAACCTTCTCGGGTGAGTACACCACCTATGATGCGTTCCTATACCAAGGCCCATTCACTGATTACCCGGGCTGGGCTCAGTATGCGTTCCAGGGCAACGAGATGAAGGCGCCAAATGCGCATACGCTGTTGATCGTTAAAGGTGAACGCAAGTACCCGGACCTGGAGATGCTGAAGCCTAACTGGCCGGTAGAGAACGGTATGTGGGTGATGAAGGTGTATCGTCATGTCAATCAGAACGAGTACACAGTAGAGCTGAAGGAGTACACCACTGAGCAGCTGCGCATGGAGTTCTATCCTACTCAGGAGCTGACGCATGATGAAGCCACTGAGTACTTCGATGTCAACGACTTGACTGAAGGCAACGTGGTTGTGCCGATCCCTGTGAAGTTCCGGGCATTCAAGTGGAAGGGCGTGGCCCATGCTACCCCTTGGTGGTTGCAGCAGGCGCTGACCTCTGGACTTGTAACCTTGAAGGGTGCGTCCCTTTACAACATGCATAGCGTGGCCCGACCGGGTGACTGGGTACTGTGGGGCGGTAACGGTGAGATGCGCATGATGACCCAGGCACAATACGATGAGGCAGGTGGCAAATGAGTACAGGAACTGCGGGTGCAATGGCAACCCAACCGGTGTTGGCCGGCAACCAGATGACCCTGGAACAGTTCCGGGATGCGTTGCCTGATCAGGTGAAGAAGAACATCAACAAGGATGTGGTGGATAACCTCAACCAGCTGTTGAGTGATCCTGATATGGCCGAGAGCTATCGGGACAACCTGATTGGCTACACCAACGTGATGAAGGAAGGTAAGTTCAAGCTCACTAGCTATGTGTCTGCTGTGAAGTATGTCACGCAGAAGTTGGCGGGTAAGAACAACCAAGATGCCTACATGGCGACCTTCCCGGACAAGTGGGCCGATTGGGTAGCACGTAACGTCAGTGCCAAGGACATTAGCAGCTACGTGTCGGTTTATAACGGTTCGAAGCTGGTGAACCTTATTCTGGAGCAGAGTTTGATCCCGAACTGGATCATTAACCAGGACTTGCGCCAGAAGGCTATCAACCAGCTCGCTACGATTATGATGACAGCCAGTAGCGAAAAGGTGCAGACTGATGCGGCTATTGGTCTGTTGGGCGCCATCAAGATGCCAGATAAGTTGAAGGTTGAACTGGATGTTGGTGTTAAGCAGAACAGCGTGATGGACCAACTGCAACAGGCGAGTCTAGACCTGGCAACACGTATGCAGCAGATGGTGGCGGCTGGCGCGTGGTCTGCCCAGGACCTGCTCGATGAGAAGGTCATTGACGGAGAAGCACAACGTGTTGATTGAATGCACCTACAGCAACGGTGAGACCCGGACAGTTGAGAAGACGAACTGGATGCTGAAGCATGGCGCCGGTCGGCCGGTGAAGGTCGTTGTTCATGGGCATACTTCTCCGGCTGATCGCAATGCAATAAAGAACAGCGCAGCTATGAGCGCGGAGATCATCTATCGTGGAGATTGAACAGATCACGGAGAAGAAGGTGGATGAATGGCTAGATGATGTGTCATACGAGCTTGACCGCTCGTATATGCCGTCGATCTTTGCTATTCAGTTCGTCAACTTCATCAAGGCAGTGAATGGGGGTTCCGAGGAAAACCGTACCCCTATCCTGCACTTGCATATGCTTGATCGGGTGGGGGAGGCTGATACAGATCGTGAACGGATTGCCAACATGGTATTCCGTGGTGCAGCAAAGACAACCCTGATGGGTGAGTACTTGTTCCTGTACCTGGGTATGTATGGACACCTCCCCAAGTTTGGGCGCATTGAGTTGGCCCTTTATGTGTCTGATAGCATCGACAACGGTGTAAAGAACATGCGGAAGAACTTGGAGTATCGCTATGATAACTCTGACTTCCTCAAGGCACACATGAAGGCCGAGTTCACTGACATTCGCTGGAAGTTCACCAACAACGACGGCAACGTCTTCATCGTGAAGGGCTATGGCGCTAAGACCGGTGTCCGGGGTGCGAAGGAGATGGGTAAGCGACCGCGGTTGGCGGTACTCGATGACTTGATCAGTGACGAAGATGCACGTTCGCCTACGGTGATCGCCAGTGTCGAAGACACGATCTACAAGGCGATTGAGTTCGCATTGCACCCAGCGAAGAACATGATCATCTGGTCGGGTACCCCGTTCAACGCGAAGGACCCGTTGTACAAGGCGGTTGAGTCGGGTGCCTGGAAGGTGAACGTGTACCCCGTCTGTGAGGCGTTCCCTTGCAGCCGTCAGGACTTCCGATCTGCATGGCCTGACCGATTCACCTACGACGGCGTAAAAGCGTCCTATGACGCTGCTGTGAAGCTAGGCAAGGTGGACAACTTCAACCAAGAGCTGATGCTGCGCATCATGTCTGATGATGACCGCCTCGTGCTTGATGGGGAGATCAACTGGTACGACCTGGATACGTTGCTGGAGAACAAGCACGCGTTCAACTACTACATCACCACGGACTTGGCGACCAGCACCAAGCAGGCAGCTGACTTTTCGGTGATCAGTGTGTGGGCGTACGGGGCCGGCCAGGATTGGTACTGGGTAGACGGGATCGTCAAGCGCCAGGACATGGGCAAGAACATTGATGACCTGTTCCGGTTTGCCTCCAAGTGGAAACCACTGGGTGTGGGTGTCGAGGTGTCCGGGCAGCAGGGCGGGTTCATTCCGTGGATGCAGAACGAGATGATCACACGGCAGGTGTACTTCAGCTTCGCATCTGAAGGCAACAAGTCAGAACCTGGTATTCGCCCTTCGGGCGATAAAGTCCAACGCTTCAACGGGATGGTTCCGATGTTTAAGCTGGGCAAGATGTTCTTCCCCAAGCAGAAACGTCATGGCCCCGAGATGCAAGAGATGTACAATGAAGTGAGCCTGGCGTCGCCTTCAGGACTTCGTTCGAAGAAGGACGACTTCATTGATACGATTAGCCAGCTGGCCTACATGAAACCAGTCGCACCCTCTGTCTCAAGCAGTAGCGGGAAGGGTGGGGGCTTTAACCCATGGGATGATGACGACAACGAAGTTCAACCAAGTGGACTTTCGTCTTACGTATATTGAGGTGACACATGCTACTACAAGAGGTGTTCGACCAGCTCGCAGTTGCTGAGCTGAACAACATCAGTGTAGTTGATCAGGCAACGAAGAAGATTCAGCCTGAAGACTACCAGAAGGTGGCAACTGCCATTAACGCGGGGTTGACCCAGCTTCATACCCGGTTCTTGCTGCGCAAAGGTCAGCTTGAGCTGGAATTGCAGCCAGATGTCACTACGTACCAGCTGACTTCACGCAACTTCATTCCCGCTGATGGGGTGGCCGTTGGTACCAAGTGTATCTGGCCTGCGGCAGACTTTCGGGATAACTTGCTGAAGATTCAGCAGGTATTCGACAACGAAGGTCGTGAGTTGTCTATGAACAACCACTCTACGTACTTCAGCGTGCAAGAGACCTCTATGGACACCATCGTGGTGCCCGAGAACCTCTATCACAAACATGACGTACGTAAGCTGCGCATTGTGTACCGCCAGAACCACAAGATGATTCCTACGTGCTGCGATGACCTGGAACCTGATTGCTATGGCTTGACGCTACCGCGTACCCACTTGTGGGCCTTGTGCCTTTTCGTGGCCGCACGTATGCACATCCCCATTGGTTTGCAGGATGCTACGTACTCGGGCAACAGTTTCATGGCGTTGTTTGGTGCTGAATGTGACCGACTCGACATTACTGGGATGCAGGTAAAGGATATCGGTGTCAGCGAAGGGGTAGTACGGAAAGGATTCCCGTAACCCTGAAATAGAAAAAGGCCAGCAATGCTGGCCTTTTGTTTGCCCCTCCGGGCGACTTGTTTCAGACTATCAGGAGTTACCACATGGCTGTGATAGATGCAGGCTAACCTGTCACTTCACTACAGTCAACGTGTTTGTTTCTCGCCACTTTCGTGTAGCAAGTGCCGCATTACGCATGAAATGGTACCAGCTGCTGGAGTACGTAGCTGATCGCTTCATACCTGTTCGGTGATGTACAACTGCATCCAACATACTGAACATTACTCGGCTACCTGTGCAGCGCCGTCAACCTTCGGGGTTGCAGTAGTGGCAGCTTTCGCTTCACCTTCTACTTTGGGTGCCGGTGCAGTTGCGGGCTTAGCTTCACCAACTGCTGGAGTTGGCTCAGCTGCTTTGGCTGGAACGCCGCCACCAACCTGCTCAACTTTCTTCACTGGTTTGCCTTCAGGCTCACGCGAAGTTACTTCTTCAGTGATCTTGCCAGTACCAGTAGAGCCGAAGCCGCCTTCACCGCGAGCAGTACCAGGCAGTTCATCTACTTCTTCCGGTTGTACTGTAGCAACAGGAACCACAATGAACTGAAACAGGCGGTCGCCGGCCGACCAGTCAACTTCCTGGCCTTCTTTCTGCTTGGCAGCTACCATCCACTCACCGGTGTAGTCTGCGTCGATGACGCCGACAGTATTACGGAGTTCAACACCAAACTTCGCACCAGCGCCCGAACGTGGCAGAATCAACGCAACATGACCATCTGGTACCTTGGCAGCGAAGCCAAGTTTAACGAGGGTATGGGTTTGACCATGTTCACTGCGATGGATACGGCCAGCTGTTGGCATGGTAAGATCCCAACCGCCTGCGGCTTCCGAACCTTTGGTTGGCAGAACAAAGTCAGGGTGGAGTCGTTTAAATTGCATACACTTACCTCATTGGTTTAAGGGGACTACATTGAAAGAAGATGAATCTGTACCACCAGAGTTGCAGGAGGCAACGTCTAGTCTGACAGACTGGGCGAAGCAACCACAACTCTCTGATCTACGACAGGACGTAGAGGACGCTCGTTCCGCTCACGATTCAGAAGTAGCGAAGATCACTGATGTTCTGGACCACATGTATCTGCGTGGTGCGGCAAAGGTGAAGCGACGGGCAGGCCGCTCAGGTGCACAGCCTAAGCTCATTCGTAAGAGTGCAGAGTGGCGTTATGCCGCATTGAGCGAACCCTTCCTGTCTTCGCCAAACATCTTCGACGTGCAACCCGTTACCTGGGAAGATCGTGAAGCTGCACGGCAGAACAGTATGCTGTTGAACTACCAGTTCAACCACAAGCTGAACAAGCAGATGTTCATTGATAACATGGTGCGTGCTGGCGTTGACGAAGGTGTTGTTATCGTCAAGACCGGCTGGTGCCGTGAAACCAAGGACGTGGAAGAAGAAGTATTCACCTACGCCCTGAACCCTACCCAAGATCCCGCCGTTATCCAGCAACTGGAAATCTTGGCACAACTCCAGACGGAATCCCCTTCCCAGTACAAGGAAGTAGACGAAGGTTGGCAGTTGGCGTTAGAGGAAACCCTAGCCACGGGTATTCCAGTTGCGCCAGAAGTTGAATCTTCTGAGTGGGTGAAAGTCGAAAAGGTTATCAAGAATCATCCAACACTGGAGATTTGCGATTACCGTAACGTGATCATCGACCCAACCTGTGCGGGTGACTTAACCAAGGCACAGTTCATTGTCCACCGGTTCGAAAGCTCCTTGTCTGCATTGAAGGCAGATGGTCGCTACAAGAACCTGGACTACATCCAGAACACAGCAGAATCCACCGTAGGTGAACCTGACTATGCTCCAACATCCGAAGGTACAAAGTCTTTCGCATTCGCTGACAAGCCCCGTCAAAAGTTTCTTGTACATGAATACTGGGGATATCGTGATATTGATGGTAGCGGTATTGTTCAGCCTATTGTCGCTACCTGGGTAGGTAACGTACTGATTCGAATGGAGATGAACCCATTCGACAAAGGCGAGCTTCCATTTGTATCCATCCCATACTTGCCAGTACGCAACAGCGTATACGGTGAAAGCGATGGCGCACTGCTGATCGAAAACCAGATGACTATCGGGGCATTGACCCGTGGGTTGATCGACAACATGGCCAAGTCTGCCAACGGCCAGACTGCTATTGCCAAGGGTGCACTTGACGTTGTGAACCGTCGCAAGATGGAAAACGGCGAGGACTTCGAATTCAACCCTGGACAAGATCCGCGGGCAACGATCGTACAGATGCAATATCCACCAGTGCCAGACAGCGCATTGGTACTGATCCAGTCCAACCAGAACGAAGCCGAGTCTATGACCGGTGTAAAAGCGTTCAACAATGGCATTGCTGGTGAAGCGCTGGGCAACACTGCAACTGGTGTACGTGGCGCACTCGATGCAGCATCTAAGCGTGAGTTGGGTATCCTTCGCCGTATGAGTGATGGCGTGATCAAGATTGGTCACAAGATCATTGGCATGAACAGCCTGTTCTTGGACGATGAAGAAGTAGTCCGGGTAACCAACGAAGAATTCGTAGCTGTGCGTCGTGATGACTTGTCCGGCGAATTCGACTTGCGCCTGACTATCAGCACCGCGGAAGAAGATAATGCCAAGGCTCAAGAGCTGGCGTTCATGTTCCAGACCCTGGGGCCGAACGTAGACTGGGGTATCACCTCCATGGTTTTGGGCGATATCGCTGAATTGCGCAAGATGCCAGACCTGGCCAAGAAGATCCGTGACTACCAACCACAGCCTGATCCAATTGCAGAGCAACGGGCGCAGTTGGAACTTATGTTGTTGCAGGCGCAGATTGCCACCGAACAGGCTAAGGCTGCACACTATGCATCCGGCGCACAACTGCAAGGCGTTAAGCAAGGTACCGAGGCGGCGAAGGCTAAAGCACTGTCGAGTGCCGCAGACTTACAAGACCTGGACTTTGTTGAGCAGGAATCGGGCGTTAAGCAAGAACGTGACCTACAGAAACTGTGGGCACAAGCTGATGCTCAAACTCGGATGAAGTTGGTTGATGGTTTGCTTCGGCAGCAGGAACCAAGTCAAATGAATAAACCTAGTGCAAGCTAATAGCTTATAGGTTACAGTAGGGCCACATTACGTGGTCCTACCCACTAAAACGTTGGAGATGTATAGATGACCGAGCAAGAAGAACAACTCATTGCAGTAACCAAAGAAGGTTGCCTTGCAGCGATTAACCTGGGCAAAGCACTGGATCGTCTGCACCGTAACAAAGACTTCAAGGCTTTGATCGTTGACGGTTACCAGAAAGAATACGCCGCCAAACAAGTCAGTCTTCTGGCTGATCCAAGCGCCAACAAAACTGAAGTACACGCCGGCCTGCAAGGTATTGCTGAACTGCTGTCCTTCTTCCGTGCTATCGAACATGGTGCGCGTATCGCTCAGCGTACTTACGATGAACACGTTGAACTGGAAGGCAACCAGGAGTAAACCATGGCTGACCAAGAACGCGACTTTACCCAGCTGTCTGATGATGAGGTGATGAACCTCGGCACTGAAGACTTTGCCCGTATGGCAGCTGCTGAAGAACAACAGTCCAAACTGGCTGACGAATCCGATGAAGATCGTGAGGCCCGCGAAGCTGCTGAAGCAGAAGCTGCGGCCAATGCCACCCCTGATGATGGCAGTCAGGATGACGATGACGAAGGTGGCGAACAAGAACCTGGCGCCGTTACCACGGAAGAAGAATCTGAAGAAGATCGTCTTGCTCGTGAAGCGGAAGAAGAAAAGGATCTTGACGAAGAAGAACTGGCTGAACTTCGTGCCAATCGTGATGAAGCCAAGGCTAAAGCCCTGGAACAAAAGCAGGCACAGAAGCCGGCTAAACCTGCGGCAAAGAACAAACAAACTCCTGATTCGCAGTCGTCCGAAGAATTCGATGCCGACAGCGCCAAGAAGTTGTTTGAACCGTTCACTGCCAACGGCCGCAAGATGAGTATTCGCAATGCCGATGAAGGTGTGCGTCTTATGCAATTGGGCGCTGGCTATAACGCCAAGATGGAAGCACTGAAGCCAGACTTGGCTATCATTGCTACATTGCGTCGTGAAGGTCTGCTTGATACCGATAAGTTGTCTTTTCTGATTGACTTGCACAAGAAAAACCCGGAAGCTATCGGCAAGCTGGTTAAAGACAGCGGTGTAGATGTTCTGGATCTGGATGAAGCTAAAGTTGCAGGCTATAAGCCAGGTAACTATGCTACCAGCACCAAAGAAGTAGAAATGGATCAGATCTTGGATGGTCTGAAAGATTCCCCTACTTACGGCGTATTGATGGATAATGTCGCCAACAAGTGGGATCGCGAGAGCAAACAGGAAGTTGGTAACAACCCTGCGATCCTTCAACGAATCAACCAGCACATGCAGGCTGGTTTCTACGATAAGATCGTAGATGAAGTAAATCGCCAAAAAGCCTTGGGTGAAATCCCAGGTGGCACGCCTTTCTTGGCAGCTTATGCTAAAGTAGGCGATGAGTTGAATGCAGCCGGTGCATTCGGGCAGCAGGAAGCACCACCAGCACGGAAGCTGGTAACACCTGGTAAAGCCAAAGGGCAGAACCGGGAAGTTGATGAACAGCGCCGTCGTGCGGCTGCACCAACTAAAACTGCTGGTAACCCAGCACCGAAGAAACCAGTAGTAGATGTGTGGAACATGTCTGATGCTGACTTCGAAAAACTGAAAGTTTAATCACTGAAAAGGTAGCCGATACCATGGCAGCTCCAAACCCTTACAAACCTGCTGCATACAACGATCCAGCCGGTGGTCACCAGTCGAGCATCGGCCCACAAGCCCTGACCTCGTATCACCAGCGCCAGGCGTTGATCGAAGCTCGTCGTGAGCAGTACTTCACTCAGCTGGCTGATGTGACCTCCATGCCCAAGAACATGGGTAAAGAGATCACCAAGTTCCACTACATCCCATTGCTGGATGACCAGAACCTCAATGACCAGGGTATCGACGCTTCGGGCGTTACTATCCGAATCACCGACTTCTACGCCACTCTGCCTGGTCTAACCATGCAACTGGTTGATGACGCTGCTGCCACCGCTGGTGCTGCTGCTATCAACGCCATCGAGCCTGGTGTAGCCACTGCTGCTACCGATACCATCACCGTGACCAAGGTGAACCTGATTGCCGGCTCTCGTGGCCAAACTGACGCGCTGATCGCTGCTGTACCGGGCACTGTCGTCAAGCAAGGTTCGGGTAACCTGTACGGCTCCAGCAAAGATATCGGCCTGATCCCTGGCAAACTGCCAGTCCTGTCCGAGTTCGGCGGTCGCGTTAACCGTGTCGGCTTCACCCGTAAGCTGCTGAAAGGCACCCTGGAAAAGTTCGGCTTCTACCAGGAATACACCCAGGAATCCCTGGACTTCGACACTGACGCTGATCTGCAAATGCACATCAACCGTGAGATGTTGAACGGCGCCAACCAGCTCACCGAAGCTGCTCTGCAAATCGACATCCTCAACTCGGCCGGCGTGATCCGCTATGCCGGTGATGCAACCAGCAACGCCACCATCGACAAGGATTCGGTAGTCACCTACGACGACCTGATGCGTCTGGCCATCGCGCTGACCAACAACCGCACTCCGCGTCTGATCAAGATGATCACTGGTACTCGTTACATCGACACCATGACCATCTCCGGTGCCCGTGCGCTGTACTGCGGTTCGGAACTGCTGCCGACTGTTCGTGCGATGAAAGACCTGCACGGTAACCCGGCCTTCATCCCTCTGGAAAAATACGCCGCTGGCGGTTCGACCATGCTGGGTGAAGTCGGTGCAATCGACGAATTCCGCCTGATCATCGTTCCAGAAATGCTGAAGTGGGCCGGTAAGGGCGCTCTGGTAGAAGCTGGCGATGCAACCTCGCACGAAACCGGTGGCCGTTACGACGTGTTCCCGATGCTGGTAATCGGTTCCGAGTCGTTCACCACCATTGGCTTCCAGTCCGATGGCAAGACTCAGAAGTTCAAGATCTACAGCAAGAAGCCTGGCGAAGAAACTGCGGATCGCCTGGACCCGTACGGCGAAATGGGCTTCATGTCCATCAAGTGGTACTACGGCTTCATGGTCCTGCGCCCTGAGCGTATCGGCCTGATCAAAACCGTGGCCCGCCTGTAACGGCAACTGCTACAACCTTTGGGGAGCTTCGGCTCCCCTTTGGGGTATAAGCTACCCCATAGTGACAACTAACTTGCTCTGATGGTTTGCGTGAAGACGGGTAACCTATGAAGCGCTTACCAGCATCAAGTATGCGTCACACCACCTGAAGGAAGTATCCGCATGACTGATGTACAGAAAACCGAACTCCAGAGTCTGCAAGAGCGTTGCCAGCTCATGGGTATCAAGTATCACCCGAACTCCAAGGAAGATTCGCTGCGTGCGAAGATCCAGGCGTCGTTGGATGACAAGAACCCTGATGAAGTGGGTGAAGACACCGTTGATCCAGTAGATAACGGCAAACCAGCCAATTCCTCTATGCCGGACCTCTCCAAGCTGGACCCAAGCATCTTGGTGCCTAAAGGCGTGTTCAAGCCTGAAACCAAGGAAGAAAAGGCATATCGTCTGCGCATGGCAGGTACCAAGCTGGTGCGTGTGTACATCCACTGCAACAACCCGATGAAGAAAGAGTGGCAAGGCGAGCAGTTCACGGTATCGAACCGTAACCTGGGTACCCTTTCCCGCTTCGTTCCTTTCGAGCAGGAATGGCACGTTGAAGCTGCGATCCTCGACATGATGCGTGATCGTCAGTACCTGGGCTTCAATACCCGTAAAGCCGGCCCGATGAAGCTCGAAATCAAAGAGCCGAAGTTCATCAAGGAATTCAACATTGAAGTGTTGGACCCGCTGACCGAAAAAGAAATCAAGGACCTGGCTATCAAGCAGGCCATGCAATCCGGTGACAGCACTGCCGGCCGCGACGAGTAATAGACCATGGCTGATATTGCCCCAATCACATTGAAGGACCTCACCGAAGCCAAGGTTTCTGGTGATGGCGTATTCGATACGCTGATGCGGGGCATGGTTGGTCACCTGGAGCTGGAGTTCAATAAGAACCGGCTCCGGGGTGCTGACTACGCCCAGGTGTACCTAAGCTCTCTGACTCCGGTGTTGCAGAACGCTGTAGTGTTCTTGCTTCAGAAAGATGAAGCTGCGAATAAGGCCAACTTGGTCCAAGCGCAGATTGACCTTACGAAGCTGCAAGGTGAACTGATCCAGTTGGAGATTGCCCGGGAAGAACTTACCCGTGGTTTGATCGAAGCGCAGATTCGCCGCATTGATCGTGAAATCCAGACTATGGATCTCACTGACCAAATGATCACCGCACAAACCCTGCAACAGAAAGCTGAGACGTTGAACACCTCGCAACAGCTGCTTAATCTCAAGTCTCAGGACTTGTTGACTAATGCACAAGTGGAACAGCAGAAAGCAACGACCATCAACACTACACAGGAACTATTGAACCTCAAAGCACAAGAATGCTTGCTCAAGGCTCAGTATGATCTTGCGATGTTGACTAAGCTACAAACAACTGCACAGACTTCGCTGATCCAGCAGAAGATGGCAACGGAGAAGGCCCAAACTGTTGAAACTGGTGTAGACGATAACTCTGTTATCGGTCGCCAGAAGATCCTGTACAAAGCCCAATCGGATGGCTTCCAACGCGATGCCGAACAGAAGGCTGCGAAGCTGTTGACTGATACGTGGAACGTTCGTCGTACTACTGACGAAGGCACCGTAGCAGACTCTACCAACATGCTGAATGATGCAACCATCGGCCGCGCTATCCTGAAGATGTTGACGGGTGTACAAGCGTAGTACATAAGGTAGACTTTGAGGGGAGCTAAGGCTCCCCTTTATTTTTGGAGAATCACAAGTGTCCCTATTCAGTAGCAAGAAAAAGGTGACGGTCAACCTCACTATCCAGAAGTTATTTGAAGAAGGTCAGATCCCGGATAGTGCACGCCAGGGTATCGTTAAAGGCATTCTCAACGATGCCAGTATGGTCAACTTCATGCTGGAAGAAATGACTAACTCCATGGGTAGTCGAGTCAATCGTGTTGTGGGTTGGGCCAAGCGCAATGATTATTTCTTTGGTTTGCCGCAGTCGAACACACGTTCCAATGTGGATGCCAAGGCTGTAGTTATGAACGTGCTGGCGACCAATATTGGTATGTCAGTGACCCCGGTGTATTACACCATGGGGCCTATGAACTCCTTACACTATGGTTTCTCATATATCACCAGTACCTATGGCTATAACGCCCAAACCAATGAGCTGCCTGGCTTGAGTGCGTCCACTGGATACAAGTGCTATTTGAAGAATATGGTTGCGACGTATACCAAAGACTCCTTCGACTTCATGCAAGCTACGAATGACTTGGGTATGGTAGAACAACTTGGACCACCACCAAATGGTGGCTATACCCCAAGCAACCCTTTTACTGCGTTGTCGGGCATTGGGCAATACAATAAAGAGCCGGCATATGAAGTCAGCTCTGTAGCAGTGGAAGATTACGTCACTATCACCTATGAGTTTGAAACCTCACCAGGTGTATTCGTTGTACGTGGTCTTACCCTACCAATGTCTGGTGTAGACCTGACAGTAGACTTTCACCAGTGCCGTTATAAAGATGCCAATGGATTCACACGCTTCTTTAGCTATCAACAAGGTTCTGGCACCTATCCGATCATTGACCAGGTGTTCAACCTGCAATATACCGGCTTTGGTACCTTCTATCCTTGGATTTACTTCAAAGCCAATGGTGAACGCGTTATGCAGATGGGCAACCCCAATGCATTCGTACACTCTTTGAAGGTGTCGGATATGCTGGGTGTTAACTATCGACTACTCGAAGAAAAGGTACTAGAAGATCCTAATTACGAGGATGTGCAACAATCTATGCTGATGTTCGCATTGAATCCTGGTGATAAGGACCCGTACTCAATGGAGTATCTGTTCAAGCACTTCGACTTACTACACCAGAGTGCTATACCCGCTCCAGACAAATCAAACGAATTACTTGAGGAATTTCGCGCATTTACCAGCAGTCCTAGCCAAATACAGGTAGTGCAGGATAAGTTCTGCAATATGACATTCCAGTTCTCTGGTATTACCAAATTGCGCAAACCTGGCAAGATTGGTGGCCGTGGTACATATACCAGCCAATACACCATGGTAAACATGAATGACGCCACAGTACTGGTCAATGGTCCATCTGGTGTGTCAGCAGGCGTGGTTAATTCAAGCCAACCAGCTTGGGTGTACCAATACCAGGTAACTGATTCTTCTTATGATGAAGTTGCAGTGTTTGGTCTGCGCACTGATTACAAGATCCACACCAAGAAGGGATATGGTGCTGGTGGTGATTCTCCTAAAGTACTGATCCCAATTGACCGCCAGGTATTGCGCAGTATTTCTATGCGAGGCAAAGAGCAGGTCCTATGCCGTGGTTTGGTGTTCCTGGTTTCCACTGCGGTGATCACAACAACACCGTGGTACGCCTCTGGACCGTTTAAGGTAGTGATGCTCATCGTAGCTGTGGTGATCACCGTAATATCTTTAGGGCAGGCATGGCAGGCCATTGTGGCTGCTGCTGCGCTTGGTGCTACAGCACTGGTGATAACAGTGGTGACCTATATCGTGGGCTCTCTGGTAATCAGCTATGGTGTAAAGCTGTTTGTGCAGAAGTTCGGCCCACGCATTGGTATCCTTGCTGCTGTGGTTGCAATCGCTGTTGGTGCGTATGCTAACTCAGGGAATGCCACCTGGGGTGACACGCTGGTGGGTATTGGTACTAACCTGTCCACAACATCCCAAGATGCGTTCAAGCAGGAATTCGAAGATATTCTTATGGATATCCAGGACTTCCAGAAATACGCTACTGGTATGTTCGACAGCCTGGACGATGCCAAGAAGAACTTAGGCTTGGATGGTCAGAAGGTTGGACTTGAGCCACTTGAGATGGTTTACCGTACCCCGGATATTCGAATTGGGGAGATCCCGGATGACCTGTATAACCGAACGGTGCATTCAGGTAACATTGGGGTTATCGCGTATGATGCGATTGAGCAATTCGTTTCAAGCAAGTTAACTCTGCCTACACTGGCAGACATTGAACAAGAGGTATCAAACGATGGCATGGCCTTATGATGTAGGTGCGTACCAAACTCCACAGCTGTCGGCAATGGGCTTGGGTAACTATGGCTCTGCTGACTTGTTTGCAGGCAATGGCGCTTCGGGTGCACAGAACCTGGCAAGCACGTTTAACGCTACTGGTGCAGGTTCTGGAGCGGGTGCAGGTGGTGGTATTTTCTCTGGCTTGGGTGACCTGTTGGGCGGTGCATTCAGCAAGAACGCACTGTTCGGCGGCACCGATGAAAAGGGTGTAACTACCCGAGGTTGGGCGCCTATTGCACTCGGTGCAGGCCAAGCGATCCTTGGTGGTATTCAAGGTATGCAAGCCCAAAAGCTGGCACAGAATCAGTTCAAGGAAAGTAAACGTCAGTTCGACCTGAACTACGGCGCACAACGTGATTCCATGAACACCAACCTGGAAGATCGTCAACGAGCCCGTGTAGCGGCCAACCCTGGCGCATACCAGTCTGTGTCTGAGTACATGGACAAGAACCGGATTAAATAATCATGGCCGGACCTATTACCTGGCGTAATATCCAGTCCAACCTGGGAGGGGCTAACCAGCTCCTTCTTGGTGGGCAACAGCAGATGCAGCAAGGTTTCAACACCTTGCAGAACTTGCTGAAGGATAACTCGAAAGAGGACGCCCAAAACCGTGAAGCCTTGAAGGCTTTCAATACCAACCAGTTCTTGGACCAGGTAGCTGCAACTGATCCCGCTGCATTGGCAACACCTGAAGGTCAAGCGGCATTGGCACAGGCTCGCCAGCAATACGGTACGTTGATTGATCAAGGTGCTACTCGTGGTGCTGTGGAGCAACGACTGGGCCAGGTGCAGAACCTCGCTATCAACCAGGGTAAGTTTGACGACTTCACTACTGAGCGTGGCCAACGTGACCTGATCGACACTGCTTATGGTTTGGCTGCGGCCGGCGACCAAGCTGGTGTGGATAAACTGCTTACGGACAATCAGTTCTTGAATGAAGGGGCTCTCCGTAAGGAGCTGTCGGGCACTTTCGATGCACAGCGTCAGCGTGAGCTGCGTGAGACTGCTGAAGGCCGTGCACAGCGTGGTGAGGCTCGTAGCGCTGCATCCCATGCACTGAGCATGGAGTCTGGTCGTGAGAACCTGAACTTTGCCAAAGCATCCCATGGGGAAGCCATCCGCAAGATGGGTGAAGATCGTCTGGCTGATAGCCTGGCTGTGAACTTCAACGAAGACTTCAAGTCGGCCACTGAAGCGCAAAATGCGTTGGTTGCTGAAGTTGCCCGGGAGAACAACCTCACTGTCAAAGCTGACGGCTCTATTGACCTGAGTAAAGCTGACCAAGACACCCAGGATAATGTGGCCAATGCCTTGCGTGATGCAGGTGCTGGTAACAACTCCTTGACGGCGCTGCGTCAACGACTGGTGGCAGAAGCACGTAACCAGAACCTGAGTCCTGCGGCTACTAAGTCGGCACTTGATCGACTCGACACTGTACGTACCTTCGATGGTTTGGCCGCTGAAGATCAAGCCAAAGTACAGAACGATATCTCTGCTGCCACTGTGGATCTGCGGGCTACTGAGAAGAAGCTCACTGAGCAGTTCAACCGGAAGTCCAAGGACAACCCATTCCTCACTCCATCGAACGACGTTACCGCGGACTCCAACAAGATCGTGGAAGCGGCTGCGAAGAAGCATGATAGCGAGTGGTTCAGTACTGATATCAACAAGACTTCCCTGGGCCGTGAGGCCGTGGATCTCATGCAGAATGGTATCAGTCTCACCATTGACGGTGAGGATGTAGAAGGTGTTGTACCACCGTCCATTATCGAACGAGCAGTACTCGAAAATGGTGCCAACAAGTTCCTGGCTGAAGGCGGTACGGTACGGACTTTAGTAGAAAACTACATCAAGGAAAATAAAGGTATCCAGAAGCAAATCAGCGAATCTCAGAACCTTACTGAGCAATTTCAGAAGGATATTGGGAAATTGAACGCTGAAAAGCTAAAAATCGAGAATTCTGTAACTCGTGCCCGCAAAGCGGAAAAAGGTGTTACAGTATCGAACAACGATTGGGTAGATGCCCTTATTAGCAACCGGAGTAAACGATAGTGGCTGACGAGTTCGACATTGATGCATACCTTTCAGGTCGAGCTGCTTCGGAGGCCGGCACTGCGCCGGCTTTCGATATTACGCAGTTTGATACCCGTACTGGTCTGGATCTGGCAGGTAGCGAAAAGCGCCTGGACCTGGATCTTGCCAATCAGCGTAAGCAGTCGAACGTAGAGAATGCCTGGGTAGACAAGATGGGGCTGGAGCCAGAAGGCTTCACATCCCAAGCAGTCAATGCCGGTGCATCACTACTGTCTGGCGGCTCCCGCGTTATTGGTAACGTGGCCACTCTCCCAATCGACTTGGTTTCCACTCTTGCTCAAGCGTCCGTGCCGAATGAGGCTATCGACGCATATTCCCGACTGACCGCGGGCGAACAAGCAGAGCCTGGAGATATGGACCTGCTGAACTCTGTTGCACCAGATAATGGTGAGGGTGTTCCTCAAACTTATCTGGAGCGTATGCAGGGTGTTGCAGGTCTACGTGATGTTTCCAAGAACATCGCTGAAACCTTCGATATCTCCAAGATCGTGAATACTGATCGTCGTGACCGGTTAAGTGATGACCTGAAGCAAGAAACTCGCGAAGGCGTGGCTTCTCTGCGTGATGGTGCCAACTTGCTGGAGAACGATGATTACCTGGGCGCTGCCAAGGAATTCGTTAAAGGTACTGGCTCTGTTATTGCCAATGCCTTGAAGACTGGTGTTCAAGATCCTGGTGCTGTAGCTGAGTACGCTGCCGAGAACCTACCGCAACTGGCTGCTGCCATGTATAGCGGTGGTGCTGCTGTAGCTACGAATGCTGGTTATGGTTTCAATGAACTGCGTGAAGGCTACACCGACTACGCTAAAGATCATGCTGGTGCTGTCCCTGAAGCAAGTGACCGTACCAAGATGACGCTATTTGCAGCTTCTGCTGCATTGGCCGAGCAAGTTGGTGATCTGAGCCTGATCAAAGGCTTCGGTAAAGCGGGCAAAGGCGCTGCTGCTAAAGGCATTGCCAAGTCCACTACTACTGAAGGTGTGACAGAGGGCTACCAGACTTTCGCTGAAGGTCAGGCCCATCTGAATGATGCCTCCCTGGAGGAAATCATTGAGGCCGCTACCATTGGTGCAATGGTTGGCGGAACTTACCACGGCGTTGCTGAGCTTGCTAAAGCAGGGGGTGAAACTGCTAACAAGGTTCAGAAAACTGCCGATGAAGATGCTGCATTTACTGCTGCGGTAGAAAGTGGTGATGTGGATGCACTGGCCAATGTCGAGAGCGGCACCTACAACCCCATCAAAGCTGTACAGGCTTTGGGTGAAGTGGTGAAGGCTGACCCAACTCGCGCACAGGAAGCTATCGCCCAGTCCGACACTATCCAGCAAGAGCTGGCGCAACAGGTGTCGAATGTTGAGCTGCGCCTGGAGACGTACTCCCCGGAGTCGATCCAAGAGCTGAAGGATCTGCAAGTACAACTGGAGGCCGCTGGCAATCGCCAAGCTGACGTTGCTGTGATCAATGAAGCTCTCGGCCAAGCTGAACAGTACACCCCTGCAATGCGCAAGGCTGACGAAACTCAACTGGCTGGTTTGCAAGCCACCCTGGCTGAGACTCGTTCCGCCGCCGAACGCCTGCAAGTAGAGACCACACCGGAAGTTGGTGTGATCGAAAGCGACGTTCAAGCTGCCCAAGCCGGTGATACTCAAGCGACTGATCGTTTGATTACACTGACCATGACCAATCCTGATTCCATCGACACTGCTGTTGCGGCTTCTCTGGCTGAGTCGCCCAACATCACCGAGGCGCAACGTACCGCACTGCGCACCTTCAGCGAGGCACAAGTAGCCGCCAACGCATTGAAGGGCCGTGATGGTGTCCGCACCGACATTACTACCGGTGGCGATGGTTTCAAGGGTATTCCCCAGTACCGTAATGCAATCCGTATGGCCTTGGCCAATGGCAACAAAGACGCTGCCCGCTCGCAAGTCGATGGTATCGCGTCCTTTGCTGCTTCCCGACAGGCGAAAGCCGATGCCATCACCACTGCCTATGAGCAAGTGAAGGGCACCGACAACTCGATCCAGTTGGTACGTGATGCAGACGGTGTGTGGGCACCAGTAGAGGGTATGTCCGCTAAGGACCTGAAAGCTGCTGGTGGTGTCACGGTAGACGCCCGCTCCTTCCGCCTGCGTGACGATGTTCAGGCTGAAGCTCAAGTGTTGGCTAAGACTGCTGAGGCTTATACAGCTCTCGTAGAAGCTGCACCTGATGTAGCTCCACAGGCACCAGCCGCGCCTGTTGAATCTGCACAACCTGCTCCGGCCGTTCAGGAAGAACAAGCCGCTGTAGTAGAGCCCCCAGTGGAGACAGCACAGGCTGAAACCACTGTGAATGAAGATGTGGCCCCTGTTCAGGTAGAAGAAAGCTCACCGGTCACCGGCGAACTGTCGGCTATCCGCAATAAGCCATCCGAAGAAGTGACTGCTGACAATTACCAGGACGTGAACCTGGTCGGCGCTCTGTTTACCCAGGAAGGCGGAAAAGATACCGATGCTTCGGTACGTCCGCTTGTTGCTGTCCCAGACTTCGCTACAGCCGTGAAGCAGGACCCGACATTGGTGTATCAGCACCTGGGCCAGAAAACCGAATTGACCGGCCCACAGAAGACCGCTGTGTCTCGCTTCTTTGCCTTCAACACCTGGGCTGATGCCAAGATCCGAGCCCAGCTCGAAAAAGTGAAGAACCCCCAGTTCCGCTTCACTGACTTCGGGCAATTCCTGGTGAACGATGACGGGAAGGTAGACGAAAACCTCGTTACCGCTACCGCATACAGCCTGTTCACCTGGGCCAACGAAAACGCGACACAACTGCGTAACTCGGATGAAGGTATCAACGCTGTACTGATGCGCGACCTGGGCACCGAAGTCAGCTCGGCGGAATACGCTGCACTGTCCAAAATCGGTACCCGTGAAGCTGCTATCGCGGCGCAGATCGGTGGCCGTATTGTTCAGGCTCTCGGTATCCGCGCAAATGAGCAAGCAACTGACAGTGAAGTCGCCAAGCTGGAATCGTCCCTGGGCACCAAGGCTATTGCTGCCATGGTTTCGCTGGGCCTGGCTGAGCGTGTACAACTGGCCGATACCACTCTGCAAGCGCTCATGAAGTCTGGTGAAAAGGGCAATCCAAAGCTCAACCACAACTTCATCCGTGTGAAGTCGCAAGAGCAGGAAGGCCGCACTGTAGCTGCACCGCTTGTTGCCAAGATCCGTGAGTACAACACTGGCTCCCAGTCTGTTCTCTCCAAACTCTTTGGTGTCGAAGCTGCGGGTGTTGAACCGTCGTACACCCCGGTAACCTTCGACCAGAAGTATGCAAAACGGACCCAGCAAGATGTACCTAAAGTACTGGCTGAGACACTGGAAAAGGAAGGCAAGAAGGCTCACGTAGTTCGTCAGGACATGTACCAACTATGGGGTAACCTGTCGAAAGCCGCTCTGTATGAAATCGCTGGGGTTGTCAGCACTACTGATGTGCCTACGCACGTAGAGAATCTGGCCGGTCGCGTTGCGAAGAATGACGGCTTGATGCAGCAGGTTGATAACTTCAGCACCTTCGTTGACAAGATGATCAGCGACGAATCCACCAATGGCCTGGAACAAGAGCTGTTCTTCGGTCGTTCTGTGTGGAAGCCACAACGTGTAGGTTTAACCGCCAACGTGATCAACCCGCAGACCTCCAAGGTTCATCGGCACATGATCAAGATGGCTGGTTGGAACTCCACTATCGACATGACTGATGCTGACCAGTTGAACAACTTCAAGTTGCGCATCCTGGAGTCCTTCGACAAGAAGACTGAAGCCGCTGCCACTGTTGATGTGCTTGCCACCTACGACAACGTAGTGAACAAGCCTGAGATCCAAAGTGCAGTAGACGCTATTGCTGAAATCCTCCGCGGCGACGCCAACGATACTGTGGCGAACGAGCAAAAGATTTTGGCAGGTGTGAAAGCTATCGGTAACGCATTCCATGGTTTGGATGGTTTGACTGCCCTGGCCCACCAGCGTAATGCTGAGCAAGCCGGCGCAACTACATTCGATACCGAACTGATGGGCGAAGTCGATGGTGTAACCAACGGTCCAATGCTGTCCCTGCTAATGCTGGGTGCAAAGGGCTACGACACCCTGAACCAAGGTGGTTTCTTCCAATTGGGCCAAGAAAACCAGTCTGGCGATCAGTTGACTCAGTTCAACGATTATAAAGGCATGGGCAATCTCGACCTGTACGAAGGCACCATTGGTGAGACCCTGAAGCGCCTGGGACAAGACAGTCCTAAGCTGGCTGCTTTGCAGGTTATCACCGGCCAACTGCGTACCTTGGAAGGTGATGTAACCTCCAAAGGTCGTAAGATCATAAAGCAACCGTTGACTGCAATGATGTTCGGTTCCAACACCAAGACTGCGGTCGAAGGTATGGCTGACGGCTTCATTGAGTCCATCTACTCCAAGATGGAAGACGTGGTTGCTGCAAACGACAAACAAGGTCTCCGTGATGTACTTTCCGCTGTCAACTTACTGATCGGCAATCGCCGTATGGAAGTAAACACTGGAATGGACACTGACCTTGCTTTGAACACCAAGCTGACTGCTGATCAGAAAGCGGCTATCAAAAAGTCGTTCTACGATCTGCTGGGCAAGCCTACTGAAGATGCGCTGGGTGATACCTATGCAACCTTCCTGGCTCGCCGTGACACCATCAACCAGACTGCTCAATTGGCTTACGGTCTGTTTGACTCCGCGGTGCGTGCTGTAACTGAGCAAGTCCTGGCTGAGTCTCCAGATGTTCCACGTCGCCAGTCCCAAGGTGAGATGGTAGCTCTGCGTACGTTGACTCGTGCACAGCAAGCCGAGATCACCAAGCGCCTGGGCGACATGCAGCCTGTGTTGCAAACTGCTCTGTCCAAGGCGAGCAATCAGCCTTCGGCCGGCATGAAAATGGCCAAGACGCAAAAGCGTCTGGATAGCTCGCAGCCGTATGTATCGGAAGTGGCTTTTGGTGCACCGGTAGAAACCATTGCTCCAGATGGCCAGGTAGTAACCGTGCAGTCCACCCGTGTTTCTGGTTCTCGCACTGAGACCGTAGACCCAGGTGTTATGCCGTTCATTACTGGCATTCACTCCACCGATAGCTTCATTGCCTCCACTGTGTACGCAATGATGGAAGCCTTGAACGTCCACGATGCTTTGGGTGTAGACCTGAACAACGTTGCGCGTGTAGGCCAAGAGCTGAACAAGGCAACCTTCGAAGCGATGGTGAGCTACAGCGTACCGACCTCTATGGCTGAAATGCTGGATAAGGTTCTGGTAGGTGTGGGTTCTCTGATGGCTGATCCAGCATTGGCTCCAGCTATCCAGAAGAATCTGGCTGCATTGATGAGCGCCCGTGAAGACAAGAAGCGCGGCAACTTCACTGAGCAACTGAACAGCATTCGTCACGTAGCTCAACAAGCTGACGGTGACAAGTTGGCTACCCTGGCCACCATGGCAGCGATTGGTCAATACGCCACTGATGGCGGTTCGTATGTGCTGACCGAACAGGATCGTGCCCGGGCAACTGAGGAACTGAGCAAGATCGGTTCGACCTTCAGTGAAGATGCAGCTGCAATTGCTGAGCAACTGGATGTGGCTGCTAAAGCTGCACCTGCTGACCTCAAGCCTTCGACCTTCAAACGACTGTCGAATGAATCGGTACAGACCTTGGCCCCGGCCACTACCTTGAACAGTCTGGAGCGTGTTGCTCGTACTGCTGAAGGTCAACTGGCTGAAGACGTAGCGACTATCACTGATTCCATGGTTTCGGGTAACCGTACCCTGGCTGAAGCCAAGTCGGTACTTCCTGCTGAGCGTGCTGCTGACATCGTTGAAGCGGTGAACAACGTCACTGCCCAGCCAAGTGTTTGGGGCCAGTTGGGCACCCCGCTTGTACAGTCCGATGCCAACCTGGTATCCATGCTGGAAACCACTGAGATGAATGCTGAGCAGTTGGCACACGCCTTGGCCCAGTACACTCAGGACCCGTTCACCAAGGCTGTATTGGGCATGGCTCGTAAAGCTCTGCGCAATATCCCTGTGGTGTACGTGACTTCGCAAACTGGTCCTGAAGGTGCTATCGGTACCAATGTAGACAAGTCCCGTGGCTGGTACGCTCAACAAGGCTCCCGTGAGGCGCTGTACATCAAGTCTGACGAATTCGTTGAGTCTGGTGTAACTGTTGAGATGCTCACCCATGAACTGGTCCACGGTGCCCTGGCACAACTGGTAGAAGATCACGATGGCGCCCCAACACCTGTTGGCCGTGCAGTAGCTGAGCTGGATAACATCCGTATGCTGGCTGATGAGTTCATCGCCAACAATGGTGCCATGTCTGCCAAGTACCGCAATGCCACTTCGAATGTGCATGAGCTGTTGGCCTGGGGCCTCACCAATGCTGACTTCCAACGTGAAGTGCTTGGTGCTATCCAGATGCCGGCTGTTAAAGGCAGCATTCTGACCGGCTTGCAGTCCTTCATCCAGAAGATCACTGCCATGCTGTTTGGTGGCTCTATCAAAGAGTCCACGGCTATGGCCAACCTGGTGGCAAATGCTACTGGCCTGTTCCGTGAAGCAACTGCTACTAAGGCACGTCGTGATTCGCTGACCCTGCGCTACGAAGACGATGTTCGTCACGTCAACGCTATGACCTCGGCTGAAGTATTCGATGCACTGGCTTCGGTGGTTAAGAGCCAATCGAACCCAGCACATGCTGAATACCTTCGTGGTTTGCTGCGTGAGACCACTGAGCCATTGTTCGGACCTTACGGTGCCTTCAAGGAACAAGCTGCACAGAACAAGCTGATGACGCCTATGGATGTGTACATCCAGGCTCTGGATACCGGTAATCTGCCGTTCGCCTCTACTGCACTGGCTAGCTCGTTCGTATTGAACCAGCAAGAAGCCTTTGTACTGGAAAGCGTACAAGCAGTGGTTGAATCGGCTCTGGCGAACACTAGCACCATCTTTGCCCGCCAAGCTCTGACCAACCTGTACCAAGAAGCTCGTGCAACGCTGAAGCCTCAGAACTTCCACGGTGGTGATTGGGCAACTGCTACACCAACCGAGAAGGCTCTGGCTGAATCCAAGTACAATTTCCTGTTCAAGCCACAGGCTCAAGCCACTGGTAAAGGTGACTACCTGTCCCGGTTCGCTGCCTTGGGCATGGCCTCGGAAGAAGTCCGTAATGTACTGAGCTTCGGTACCCGTAATGCAGACACACCACTCAAGACTCTGCCTTGGGCGTCGCGTTTGACTGAACTGTTCCGTCGTATCATGACTCGACTGGCTTCGTTACACACCAAAGTCAGCCCAGGCCAGGTAGCAAATGCTTCTCTGACCACCCTGGTAGAGCAGCTGGTGAGTATTGAAGGCAAGCGTAAAGCTAGCCTGGCCAAGCAACGTGTAGGTGCCCTGGACAAGCTAGAATCTGCCCTGGGTAATGTGGGCCAAACCGCCCGTGCACGTATTGACCAGTTCGGCCAACTGCCTCTGTTTCGTCAATCGTCGAGCCCGCTGATTCGGTTTGCTGGTGTAGGTATCTCCACCATCGCAGCTGAGCGTGTAGACGCGGTACTGGACCATATGACCAAAGCTCGGGATGCTTCGATGAAGTCGCAGCACGGCTTCGTAATGGGCCTGGTAAACGAAGCCCGCGGCGTGACTGATGGTAACCGTCTTGCTGTCGAGCTGTTCAAGCAAGCCAAGATGAATGAGCAGAACCGCAAGAACCACATTGAATACACTGTGGCTCAGGTCAATGCCGCATTCGCTGAAGGTGGTGCGAACCTCACTCCAGAAAGCAAAGCTGCCTTGACTCGCGTGTTCCTGCGTACCAATGCTTCGGCAATCTCGGATGTGATTGGTATCGACGGTCTGCGCAACCTGCTGAATGATCCAGCTGAAATGAGCAAGTTCAAGAATGACCTGGAGTCTCAGGTATCGCAGAACAACCCTCATTACCGCTACATGCTTGGCCAAGTCAAAGACCTGGCATTGCACAAGGTACAAGGTGGTTCCACCAGCACTAAGCTGATGCTGAACACCCTGAACATTGCAAACCTCACCGGCACTGCGAAAGCAGGGCAATCCACGGATGCGGCGGTTTTCAAGCCGCTTTTAGACCAGCTTCTTGCCGTGTACGCACTGGAATACAGTGGTACCGAAGACAAAAAGCTGGCTATGGAAGTGCTGCGTACTGAAAGCCAACGAGGCGAACATAACGGCGTGGACATGATCCTGAAGATGCACAGTGGGCTACAAGCCAAGTCTGGCGAGCTGCTGTTCAAAGGTCAGGAAGTGATGATGCAATCCGGCTATACCCCGGAGATCGTTGATAGCAACATCGAAGTGCTGCTGGTAGATAAAGCTGACTTGGCCAAGTTCATGAAGGCTGGCTACACCGTTGGTACCACCTTGCAGAATGATCCTGCTACTGGCTTCAAGGATGATCGTGTACTGGTGACTCGCCATGGTTCGGGCATGACTGGTCTGCTGACTGGTGCAATGTCCTTTACTGGTATGCACCGCAAGGGCTCCCAGCCTTCTCGTGAAGCCATGAACCTGATGATGGGTACACAGATCACCTCGGCTGCTTTGAAAGGTCAGATCGACCGTGCAAAGGCTGCTACTGAAGGTGAGCTGTTCAACCGGGCACTGAGCTACGATCCGCGTAAAGCTGCGGGCCAGAACCTGATCCCATCGTTTGCTCCAGACGGCCGTATCGCTGACTGGCGTTACATGATGACTGAGAACAATCGTGATGCCTTGTTGGATCGTGATAACTCCATGGACCAGATCTTGGGTACCATGTCTGGCCAGATCGTCGATAAAGTTGATTCTGCTATCCAGAACGCTGATGTAGTTCGTTCTTTGCGCGATCAGTATGATGCTGACTACAAGAACCGCCCAAGCAGCTACTTGTTGGTCGGTAAAGACAGCACTGATCCGCAATTGTCTGAACTGTATCGTTTGCTGCCAGAGGCAACCAAGAAAGAGATCAAGCGCGTATGGAAACAGGACGGTATGTACATCCCGGCTGACCAGATGAACATGATCATGGGCTACCGTAAGTACAGCTTGACCAGTGCATTCGCTGCATTGCCGGCTGAGCGTAACGTTGCCGAGAAGGTTCTGGTTGGTTTGACCACTCACTTCCTAGGCGAGAAAGCCGCGCTGCGTGTAGGCCAGGCTGAAGACGTTATGCAAGAGCTGGTCAAGGAAGCCAAGGATATTCTGGTTGTGAAGAACATCGTCACCCTGCTGGGCAACATGACTTCCAACTTGACTCTACTGGCTTGGGAAGGCGTACCGTTGAAGCAGGCCATCGCTGATCATGCTATCGGTATCAAGGCTGCAATCGACTACCGCAAGGACGCAAAGCGTCTCCTGCAAGTCGAGCAGAGCCTGGAGATTGGGTATGTTCCAGAAGGGCAATCGGCCCTGGAAACTGAGGCTGTTGAGCTGCGTGATCGTCTTGCCCGCAACCCATTGAAGCCATTGATCGACGCTGGCTTGATGCCAACTATCGTTGAAGATGTGGAGATGGATGACGGTCAATTCACGTACAAGTCGCGCTTCCAGAAGAAGGTTGAGAAGTACACTTCTAAAGTACCGGCTGCTATGCGTGAAGCAGGCAAACAGATCTATATGACTCATGATACTGCGTCCTACAAGTTCCTGAGCCAAGCTACACAGCTCTCTGACTTGGTAGCTCGCTATACCATGTACAACTACACTATGAACCGGGCCAAGGACCCATTGAGTCAAATTGATTCTCTGCGTCAAGCAGAAGAAAGTTTTGTTAACTACGACTTGCCAGCACACCGCAATATGCAGTTCCTGAACGATATGGGTATCGTGATGTTCACCAAGTACTACATGCGCATCCAGAAGGTGATCATGCGTTTGGTGAAGGAACGTCCAGCTCGTGGCTTGGCATTGTTGGCAGCGAAGAACTACTTCAGCGGCCTGGATTCAATCTCTGACTCTTACTGGTTTAACCGTATCGGTAACAACCCGCTACAACCAGGTGCATTTGGTTACTTGGGAACTCTGGATGAGTTGCCGGCAATCAAGATGCTGTAATACAAAAAAGCCCCTCAACTGAGGGGCTTTTTACTTGTTGCCGAATAGCTCGCACACTGCCATCCATAACAACGCACCAATTAGCCATAGCACACCTATAACGGCAGCTACCACAGCCAAGATACGTACAACGAAACCAATGGCAATGAACAGGGTGATCACGATTAGGACACAGGCAAATAATACGCATATCAAGCCCAGTGTCTTTATCTTACCCATCAGAGCGTAATTACGCCGACATTCTTATGCCCCAGCGCTTTAGCCACTTCTTGTAGCTCAGCAAGCGTTGTATCAGGATCACGAGACAGCTCCGCAAACAGACCATACAGCCCACGAATACTGGATTCTTTGGCGGTGCTGATACGCTCCTGAATTGGGGTACGTTCAGGTGTACCAGGTACTGGACCAGCGGCCAGGCGCTCAATTTGGCGCAATATGGCCTTGGTTGCATTATCGGAATTCGTTACATGGATCAGCGCCGCTACGGATTTAGCCAGTTGCTCGATTTGTTCAATTTCAAAATGTTTCAACATATGGTTCTCCTTAGCTATACGAGAATGACAACTGACTTAGTTGCCATTCCAGAATAGCCAAGTACCTAGTATAAACCTCCTTTCGGTCAGCCTATGTGGTACGAGGTTCTTCTAGGGTATTTCTACCTACTTGAATCAGATTTTCCGTTTAACGTACATACACCGCGCTAGCTGATATATGTTTGTGCTGGCTTACGCGCCAACATTCAGTAGACCTTGTTTCTATGCGAGACTTACTCGTCTCATTCTACCGCTTGCATCCGTAGACTTCGGCATGAAGTTGGAACTGTATGCAAGTTTGCTTACCTACGTTTTTTTCTGCAAACAAACCACTAAGTTGATTTTCAGATTGGTAAGCTGGTAATAGTGTTCAATGCCTTGAAGCACTGGGAGTTGTTCTAAGCCGATGGCTGCGCTACATCGAATGCATCCAAGCACTCGGCCATCTTTATATAACTCAGAACAACTCCCAGTGCACCATGGCTTATGCGTTACCCTAATTGTAAGCGGTTTCTGCATGATGCACTGGGTCCGACTGTAGCTTAATCCCCAACTTTCTCGGACATTCCGGGGAACAACACACATATGGCTTTATCAAAGGCGGTGATTAGATAAGTATCTCTATGGCGTGTCGGTGTTGTGCGCTTGTTACTGCACAACAAAGCCCATTGAGTATTTCCCTTTCACATGTGTTCGATGAAGGAACTTCATCTCCTAGCGTCACTAGTACGGAGAGGCCATGCTTTTTTATATTGGTCCAAGCTCTCATAGGACCAATTAAGACCGGGCGGGGGATGATCAAGTCCCCTCTTTATTCTTATTCCGCTGCCGGAACCCGATTTAGAACACACGACAGGATTCACACCTGCAACCAAGTTGTTTAGCGTCTTGCGCGAGAAGTGGGATGGTTACCACAAACAGATTCGCCAACTTGGAGCGCTAACTACCCTAATGGGCCTTTAACGTGTGTATTTGATGGAGACACTGGGAATCGAACCCAGGTACAGGGTTTAGAAGGCCCCCGCTCTGCCACTGAGCTATGTCCCCGAATTTTTAGTAGAGTTTTCTCGACAGCCATACAACTAAGGACTCTTCATCCATAACCGTCATGCTCCAGTCTCAAGGGCTGGTTTGAGTCATACAACTTTTGGACTCTTAGGGGGTTTTATTTAAATCGGTCCCGCCAGTGAACACAATATCCGATTGCGCTTTTTTAGTTGGGTCACACCAACCTGGTCTTTTCCCAAGTGTCAACTATCTTAATTTTACCCGTATCTCCACGAATGCGGCGCCGCTAGTGGACTTGGCCTTCCCGGGTTCCCCATGGATAGTATTGGATCTGCTCTTTGACGCTTTACAGCGAATTACGGCTCGTTGTTTTCCAGGCATAACACAACACAAGGTTGAGTATTACCCGCCAACTTCAGTTGGTTTTGGTGTTCAGTACCGATCACACCATTATCCGCTATTGGTCTCAGCAGTGCGGATGACACAGCCTTCTGCTGACATACCCGGTATCGTAGGCATGTTGTACGCTATCTTTAACGTTCATAGAAACGCCCACCTGTGGTGTACACCGAAGTGCAGGGACCCTGTACCCGTAGGGAAGGTTCTTTTTGCCAGAAGGCGAATAGGCCCGACCGAGCTTTTATACTGCGCAGGTCGGCTAACAGTACAGCGTGTCATACGCTGCCAACGTCTCCGTAGACTCGGAGCTACAGTGCCTTTTTAACCAAGGCAGGTTTTGGGTTGCCCGCAGGCGAATTTGGAGCCGGTAAGTGGAATCGAACCACAGGCCGCTAAGCCATCCTTGACCTCACTAGTAGAGGCGATCCCCTTTGGATCAGGTTCCCGGCATAGTTGGCAGACTCTTATGCGTCTGCCAGGCATAACCGCCCTTGCCCTAGCGGTGTATCGGGGCCGGTATCCCCGGTCAGGATTTATGGCCTTCGTCACACCAAGTGACCTATCACGGATTCGAACCGCCTCCTTCGCTACCAAGCCCTCTGCCAACGGTCGGGAATCGAACCCGCACTGATTGCTCACCCTTATTTCAAGGGCAGAAACGTCGGCGCACTACCGTTGGTGACCAGGGTACCAGGCACGTCACCTTTCCAGGTTTCGACCTTCTTCAGTTCCAGGTACAACGGGTTAGCGGCCATGGCCTTGCCGATCAACGCAATGGATTCAGCTTGCCCTTCAGCAATCGCAATAGCCGCGGCCTTTTCGCCCTTGGCACGTTCGATCACTTTGGCTGCATCAGCAGTAGCTTGCGCCTTCTCGTTTTCTTTCTGTGCCGTCAACTGGTTGGCCAATACTTTCGCATTGAGCGCATCCTTGATAGTCGGCGGCAGACCGAGTTCTTCCAGCAGGTAGATGTTCGACACCTTCAAACCGAACTCAGCAAAGTGGTTGGCAACACGCGCCTGCACCGCTTTGAGGAATGCTTCCTGGCCTTCGCCGTAGATCTGATCGACCTTCAGCTTACTGGCTTCGTTGGTGAACGCAGTCTTGATGACTTGCACACCATTGGTTTTGATGATGTCTTCCATGTCCTTGCGGTACTTCAGGAAGAGTTTGGGAGCCGCGTCCGCTTCAGCAGATGCAGTAACGCCAACCATGGCCGTGATACGGGCGCCATCAGAATCACCGAAGCTGATCTCGGTCAGGTTGATGTTCTGGTCCCAGGTCTTGAACGTGTACAAGTCCTCGGTGAAACCAAGGAAGTTCCAGCCAGACTTGGCCGGCTTCATGTCTACGCCCTTCTCGCTGCCCATGGTGCTGACAATGACGCCAACTTCACCAGGTGCAACCTTGTTAGGGAAGCAGCCTGCAAGAGTGGCACAGAGCGCCATAGCCCCGAGGGCCATACCAATACGTTTCAACATCAGCGTCGAGTTCCTTTCTTTCGGGTTGGTTTGCGCTTGAGAATGTGGAACCACAAGCAGTAAGTTACGAAGGCCCAGGCAGCAATAGCCACCAATGCCAGTAAGTTCACTACTGTGTCCGCTTCACGAAGCATTTGGGGTACAACGATGAAAAGTGTGCGTACAGTCAGCACGACGTAAACAAACGCCAGCAAACCATAAGCAAACACCTTCGAAGGGCGTAGCTTATCTTTCATGGTTTCCCCTTGTGGGTTAGGTGACACTATCGGCCAGCTGTTCTTGCCGATGTCTATTACGGACCTATAAATGTGGTTTTCAACCTGTAGAGGCAGGCACGTCCACACTGTTATCCCTTTTCCAATACAGCGGGCTCCCAGCCGGAACTCTTGCCGGGGAAGTCGGAATAAGCCCTTGTAACCGATAGCATCGGTCTGTGTACGTGGTAGACCTGGCGTAGCCTACCCAGTCAACTCTACTCACTCGCCAAAGTGAGCGCATTCCCCTTCATCTGTCGGGGCGCACGCGAAGCTGTTTACATACACAGACCGATACCACCTCTAACCTCGCGTCGCATGTACACACCTTTCGGTGTCCGCGTTCGTTCAGGAATTACAGAGGGGACGGGTTTGTTATCGCGGTTGTCTCCGCGCCGCGCAGAAGGATGAGGTGGGTCAGGTCTCGATCACAGGTGCAGGGTTTACGTTGCTAAGGGAATTCATTTTTACGGTTTCCCGTACATGGCACCCTTCTGCATAGCCTTCGGCCCATTCGTTAGCGCGTACCTGCATTTCACGGGACGCGCTTGAGAATTCCTCATACGGGTTAACGAAGTCTTTACCCGTCATGTTCGGGGTGTTCGCTGCAATAAGCCCTTGACGGTAAGCATCGCTCAGCTTGGTCGGTACGATCTCATCGGATGTACCGCGAATGGTGTGCAGGCTTGCATAGCCAATGTAGCTGACGTTCAGCAACACTGCATCTTCTGGAACACCCTGGGCTTCACGAATAGCTTTGGTTGCATTCAATGTCAGTATTCGATTGGTGTAGCTCCCATAGAAGCTAACCGGCCGCCATTGACCAGGTGATGGAACCATAAAACCCATCAGGAACCAATGAGTCTTCTTATTTGGATCGGCTTTGGTTTGGGACATGTAGCTACCCTTTCAAGTGTCCCCCATTACTGGGGGACGGTTTCGGATTAACCGAAGAGGTTTTCTTCGCCAGAGGCCGCAGCAGGTTCAGCAGCGGTTGCAGTTTCCACGGCAACGGCGGTTTCAGCAGCAGCTTCACCGGCCGGCACTTCGGCAGCGGCAGCATTGGCCACGTCAGCGACAGCAGGGGTTTCTTTCACGCCGGATGCGGCCACGTCAGTGGTTTGCACTGGAGCGGCTTTGTCGGCGGCAGGGGCAGCTTTGGCTTTGGGTTGCTTCGGTTCTGCATCGACCGGGGCTTCATCATCCAGGACTACGGACAGCTTGCCGTCGCGGCCTTTGGTGAAGTCAGCGTGAACCTTGCTCGGATCGAAGCCAGTGAGGCCACGATCAGCCAGGAAAGCGCAGATACCCGAGATAACATCAGAGTGCGAGAGAGTCAGTTTCATGGAACGATTCCTTTTGGTTACCGCAGGATTGCGGCGAGTTGTTTGAATTCATTGGTGGCAATGCCCGCGACTATTGCGGCGCAGGCGTCTGCCATGTGTTCAGCCAGACCAGCATTGATCTTGCCGTGATGGAACGGCCAAGGTGCATTTGGGAATTTGGCCATGGCCCAGGCAATCATTTCTTCCTTCGAAGCCGTCTTCTTACCCACTGTCGCCAACTTGACTTCATTGGGGGTGACTTCGATGAAGGTATGCCCATTCGCACGTAGTGAGCCGAGAACCCCTACACAGACGCCGTAGGAAGCCATTGCGCGAGCGCTTTGACTACCAACAGGCACTTCAACGAACATGACGTTGACACCTGGTAGGAACGGCTTCATTCCCTCATACAATTGTTGTGACACGAGCAAGTCTTTGGAGTTCTGCCGGACTTGCTTACCAGTGGGTACATCGGCACGGACCACGCGCAGAACGGATACGTTCAACTCATTGGTTTGCGTGTCGATGTTGCCAGCGGCAATGCCCCAATTTCGCAATGACGGGTCAGCCCCAACTACGTTGAGGCGAGCCATTACTTCAGACCGGCACGAGCCAGGCGACGTTGCAGTACGGCGGTGTACTTGACCATATGGCCGAGCTGTTCGCGCAGATCTTCGATTTCTTCCAGGCTTACGTCCTTGGGTCGATCAGCTTCAGGCATTTCATCCCAGGCGCTGACGAACTGCTCAAGGCCAATCATGCGAGAGCTGGTTTGGAACAGTTCACGAATAACACGCTGGATATGATCCGGCAGTTCGCGTTGTTCCTGGCTCAGCGGGGCATTGCCACGGAAGTGATCTTCCAGCAGCTGGTAGGCTGCATAGCTGAACACTTGGTTACGAGCTTCGTTGAAGCTACGTTCTTCAGCCTGCTTCAGATCAAACTTGCTGGTATCCAGGCAAGTGTTGTAGCCGAACAGACGGAAACCATTGTGTAGCTTGATAGTGCAAACCATAACGGTCTTGCACGGTTGCAGCACAAAGTCAGTGTCCTTGATCATCGAATCGACGATCTCAGGAGTGACCTGGAGTTCAGTTGCGCCCATCTCTACGAGCTTGGCTTGTTCTTCTTTCTTCGACATGGTTCTGCCTTATCAGATGCAGCCCCCTGGCCGGGGGCCACAGGGGTTGGTCTTAGCCGAACAGGTTATCGACTGGTGGAGTCGTGGTGGTACCGGCCGCATTGGTGCTATCGCCGCCAGCAGCGCCGCCTTTCTTCAGGACCAGACCCTTGTCTTTGACACGGGTCTGCTTCTTGCCGTCGTACTTGGCCACCCATTCCTTGTAGAACACGGCGGATTCGGACTTGGCACGGAATTCCGGCAGGGTTTTCTTCGACTCGTAGTCGAACGCCTTGTCGATGACGTTTTCGTCTTTGACCAGGGGCACGTTGTCACCAGCGTGGATCGGCTCGTACTTGTTGGTCGAGTCATTCTTCTGGGTCTGGTTGACCGTCTGTTCGAAGATGCCCAGGGTGATCATCTTGCCGAGCATGTCGGTAGCAACCGGCACTGGGGTGAGGACTTCGCCACCGGCAGCTTTGGAGTACAGCTTGACCTGCTTTTCTTCCCAGGTCAGACCGGACAGTTCTTTGCGCGCCGCCAACATGGCGATGCCGTTCATTTTGTTGTAACCAGGCAGGTAGAAGGTTTCACCCTCTTTCGTGTAGGTTACGCCGCCAGCTTTGTTCGAAACGAACTCCTGGAACTTGCATTTCTTGCCGTTGGCGTCAACGCCTTCGATCACGATGTACTTCGCACCGCTATCGGCTTTGTGCTGGAAGAACTGGGTGATCTTCATGTCGTACGCCGCGGTAGGCAGCAGAGCGAAACCGCCCAGGCTATCGCGTTCTTCACCAGCAACTTTCTGGCCTTCTACTTGTGCAGCAACATCAGCAAACGGGTTGATACTCATTGGTTTGGTTCCTTGCATGGAATTGAATTACAAAACGCCAAAGTGCCCGGAGGGGCACAACTCAGCCGTAATACTCGTGGAGACGGTCGATCACCATCTGAATGTCGTTGTTCATGAATGTCTCATGATCTTCGAACATACCCATTGGGCCGCGGATGCGTTCGCCAGTGGTTTCTTTGGTGATCAGTGTTTGGAACACATGCTTGTAGCCGACAGCGCGATCACGCGGTGTAACGGTCAGCAGCTTGTGGTCAACCAGTTCTTCGGTGACCTTGATTTTCTTGGTCGAGATGACCAGGGAGAACCAGGCTTCAATGCCTTGATTCTTCAACGAGCCGGCCACAGGAATGAACGTGTCATTCATCATGGTGGTTTCGTTGTAAACGTCCAGGGTGTGAGCCAGGAAGATGACAGTCTTGGTGCTACTCGCAACCATACCCTGCATCATATTACGGAAGTATTCCGCGAAGTCGCCCCAGGCTTTACGGCCGTCAGCAGCATTCTTCACGTATTGGCTTACGTACATGTCGAGCAGGAACGTCAAGGTATCAACAATGATGAACTTGATGTCTGGATCGGATTCGGCTTTGTCAAAGCACTGTTGGAGTTGCATAGGATTCTGCAACACAACGTTGTACTTGAACTTAGACTTGAACGGCAATTTCTTGCCGGATTCACAGTTGATATACATCCCTTGCTCCGGGTTACGGAGGTTTGCCAGGGATGCAGACTTACCTGTGGCCGACTTGCCGCTAACGAGAATCAGATAATCGTTAACTGCTTGTTGCGACATGGGTGTCTCCTAAATGATCACAAGAGCGCCCGGAGGGGCGCCCAAATGAATGTTAAGCAGCTTCGCGCTGCAAGATACGGTTCTGGATGGTTTTCATGACAGTAGTCACAATTTCCATGTCTTCCAGTTTGTCAGGCAGCTTGTTGTTGAACTCACGAACACGCTCCATGACACGGGCCAGGTCATAGCCTGCGTCAACCAGAATTGTGCCGAAGCGCAATACCATGTTGTTGCGATTACCATCACCAGTGTTGTTGATAAACCACCGTTCCATATTATCCATCTGCTGTTGTGTTTCCAGCTTCTGAACACGCTCATCGTTCTTCTGAGTCTTAGGAATGAATGGCAGTACGTCGAACAACTCACCATCCTGGTAAACCACTGAAGTGAGATTGCTCAGCCACTTCTTGCAGCGGTGGGCACAGGATTCATCTACCTCGAAAGGTAGAGACTCCATCACACCTTTCATGAAGTCGGTGTATTCTTTCCGGTCCATCTTCAGCTCGTAGTTGCACGGCATGATGATACGGAAGCGGTTCACTTCTTCGGTGTGGCGCTTGGTGGTATAGAACGCAGCCTTGTAACCCTTGAGCATGACTTGCGCAGTCTTCAACGACATGGTGCCGTCGATATCTAGCACAATCATGTTGAACCCAGGTTCGGCATTTTCCTCGTTACGATAGCCCCCGCGAAGGTGGTGATTGATCCAGTGAATGTCATTGCCGCTGCCGAACAGCTGCAACTTATCCCACTTGGCTCGCACGTTGTTGTAGCCGGAAGTCATGTCGCCTTTCGAGTACGACAATATCAGCTCATCGAGATTCGTCTTCTTGAGCGTTTCACCACGGATGAACTCAACACCATCAGCGAATGCTCGCTTGATGATGATGTTATTCTTATACCCGTGGGCAATCGCCAGAGACATAAGCTCGTTGCGCTGTGCCATGCTGCCTTTGTAATACGGCAGTTCGTTCAACAGGTCTGGCTGAGTCAACTCCACACCACAAGTGGCAATGTAGTTGGCCAGCTTGACGTAGGGTTTTTCACGGCTCAACAGCAGCTGAAAGGCCACACCACAGTCTTCGGTCAAACGCATTGCGTTCTCCCAGTGAGACATGGTGATTTCAGGACAGCCGTCGATGAACGCGTAAGTACCTGCAACCTTCATGGCTTTGAAGTAGCGGTGCGACAGTTCCGCTTTACGGATCTCATCATGGTCCGGGTAGCTTGCAGCTTGTCGTTCACAGAGCAACTTGTACTCAATGATCGACAGTGCAACCTCCTTGGGCATGGTGAGCTTCGTACCCATGTTCGACATGTCAGCCAGGTTCCCCAGCTTGATGCTGAAGTCATGGATGAACTTGGTCGAAGTTTGACGCGTCATCAGGTCATAGACTTGATCAGGAGTCAGGTTCAGGTCACGTTGCGACTCTTTACCGTAGCTGAAGAAGCATCGACGGGCATACCCGGTTTCGAGCAGCGACATGAGTTCGTCTTCGACCTTACCGCCATCCAACAGCTTGCTTGGAGTACCAAACATCAGCAGGTTGGTTGGAGTCTTGCCTACGATTTCCTCAGTCCGCTTATTCTCCGCGGTAACCTTGGTCAGCTTCTGCTTGATCGAACCAACGTCATACAGCTCCATGAAGGAACCAGTAACGTCTTGACGGCCGAGCAAGTTGGAGCCGATTTCGTCGATGATCATGTTGATCGAACCCAGGTCCGCCATAAGCATCTTGTGACGCGCCTGCTTCACTGCCGCTGGCGTTGCATCGTCGAAGTCATAGATCGCTGGCCCCAGCTCGTTGTATTCCTTCTTGACGGCCATCAGCTCATCAGCGTGTTCGGTACCCTTACGGGTGGACCGACGCATTGCCAATTTGTCGAGGTTTGGTTCAGCCGCGAAATCGAAGTTCTCCATGAAATGTTCACGGAACAAGTGGGTGATTTCGTTCTGCAAGATGTTGCTTGAAAAGCCTTTGCCCGCACCAGATGTGGCCAGGTTGAGCGCATACATGTTGACGGGGATAACACCCCGATCATGCGTCTGAATCATGGTGCGCATTTGTGATGCGATCATGGTCAGGTGGAATGTGGCTTGCACACGGAAGAACAAGGCATTGGTACTCTGCGTCTTTTCAAGCAGCAGATTCACGACCTGTTCAGTAGCCGGGTGAAAGTCCATTTCCTGAAAGTCCTTCATAGACCTCTCCGATTAATGGGTTAAAGCACCAAATCGCCGGAGGCGATAAGCGCCTGAGCCTGGGAGCAGATAGATATAGCCGCGCAGTACTTGCACGCCTTCACTTCCCCTGGCTTCTCGACAATGATGCCTATGTTTTTGCCAACAGTGGCTACATGGGTCTCAGCTTCCCGACGAGTGTCGAAGTTTTTGCTACTTCGCTTGCCTGGGGTGTGAGCGTCTTCTGGTTTCTTGTACCACTTGAACACCGGGTCCGTACGCCACAATTCCTTGTCTGTGCAGAAAGGAAGCTCGGGCTCTGGTGTCTTCATGTGCTGAAGAAGCAAGGCGACACGTTCTTCAGCCCATGCCTTGGTTTCGGCCATTGGCATGAGGGTGAAGCGCTTAGTCAGCATCTTTGCAGGTGGATACTTGTCCGGCTTCATGAAGTAGTCTCGACGACTCCAGTCAGTGAAGTTGAACGTGATGTTCATGTGTTCCTTGGTCACCTTTTCAGGGTTCATCAGGCGATACATGGAGCATTGCTTCACGTAGTCCAAACCATCGGTATTCATGAACTTGTAGGTGCTGGTGTTTTTCAGATCCTCCATTACACCGTCACCGATGAAGTCGAATTGACCGGACACCTTGATACCATTGATGACGATCGTACTGCGGACTTCTGTGTAGCAAGCTATGATTCCGCCTGCTGCCACTTCCTGTGGCGTTGGGTTCACACGGAACCGTTTGATCGCACCAGGAGGCAATCCCAATTTGGCCAGGGTCTCAGGCAGCTTGGGGTTCTTCCAGGCACGCTCGAAACCATCGTGAATGGCTGAGCCGTTCCGGTTGGCGATCTCGCCTTCCAGGTCCACGATAGAGGCTTCAGACGGTACCCGGGTGGCCAGGACCACTTGCCGTACTGGTTTCAACAGGGTTGTCACCGACAGGCCGGCAGCATCCTTGTCATACCAATCCGTGGCCAGGTATACCTGGGCATACAGTGACAGATTGGTGTTGTTGGTATAGCGGCGCTCACTCATTGAGAAGCTCCTTATTCAGCTCAAGCCAGCGGTTCAATGTGTCCCGGGCTTCAACGATTTCCTTGTAGAAGGACTTGCCACCAGTACGTACGCCAGGAAGTAGCAATTTCTTACTGGAATGGCGAATACAGCCGGAGTCGTCATTCTTGATTGGGAATAGGTGGTGAACGCCATAGACGTCGATCACCTTCCAATCTTCAGGGATTCGTTTGTAATACTTGGGGTACTTGTCAGCCAACGAAGCATCAGAACGATCAGCATCCGCAGGAGGTTCTGAAGCTACATTCGTATGGTAATTAAAGTGGTATACCTTGCTACTATGGCGGTCCACGATGATGTACATCGGTTTCGTCGCCCAGCTATCGTAAAACAGTAGATCTTTGAGATTACCTACTTCTCCAGCTGTGTAAGTTGTCCAATTGTCCAAAAATTTCAAATTTTTGTACTGAGGGCTTTTGCACAGAACTTCAATACGTCCAGAGGCATCCGCCAGACTGGTACAAGGATTCCTTGAAACATACAGGTGTTGTCCACCGGTATTACACACTATTCGGTAATCGGCCCTATCAGGGTCTATTTCGCAGGCAATGAAAAACTCAACAGATTCGCTCATTTTACAGCTCCAGATTGTGACGTTGACGCAGTTCGGCCAACGATGGTTCATGACGCACCAGTACACGGGGTTCCAGGTGCTTTGTCATACGGATGATGACCAGTTTAGCTGCGGCCATGTACCGGCGAGCTTGCCGGTCTGATAGGTGCATAACACTGGCCAAGTGTTCGCTTGAAATGCTTTCCATGTAGGACAGCACTACGAACAATCGCGTAGGCGACAAGTTGCCGCCTGAACCATGATCCAAGGTACACACACCTGTCACGATATGGTCGATCAGCGGGTTGTCGTTTACGTAACGAAAGAAAGCAAATCGTTGATGGTGTGGGTTATGCAGAAACCGTACACGGTTGGAGCTTGGCTTGTAGTCACGCTGCAAATGCATGTTCACTCGATCCGTTCCAGATTGGCCCAATGATGCGGCCAGCGATGGATAGCTTTCCTGCAAAATCATGGGGACTCCTTTGGTTAAAATTTGGTCAATCGAAACGGACCCATATATATAAGGGGACCTCTCACCTGGTCCCGCTTCGTGTGGAAGCACCACACTCACCGGAGGTGAGAGGTCCCCTAAACTCCCACAGGATAGGGAGTTCCCGGCACACCGCAGTGCCCGAGGGGATCGGCCGAAGGCCGCACGCCCCGACAGGCACGGGAGGTGGGCAAGGGTACGACCGAAAGACAAACACAAAAAAGCCCCGACTCAGGAGAAGGGGCTTGTCTTCAGACCACGATATGCAAGGAAAGTGTTTATGGTGTCTGTGTGACGAAATGTAGGTTAAGTGATTGATTATGAAGTGTCAACACCCTTCCGCTTTCGTCCTGGCGGTGGCGTCGCTTCGCTCCCCACCTTGGACTTCGCTCAGGGTGTTTCTATAAGGTAAAGGGGTATACAATGGGCCACAATTCAGTTAAGGAGCCCCATCAATGGAGATGGTGTGTGCAGTCAACCCGTTAACGGGTGAGTACGAATGTGGTACCGGTGGTTGGGCCGGACCTCGCCCGGGTGACCCGGACATGACCAATCTGCTGCTGAAGGCTACTGCTGCCTTCGGTGGTATCGACGTTGAGTGGACATTCCCCAATATCAACCCTAGTGCTGTGGCCTACACTACGATCTATCGCAGTCTGCTGCCTGATCCAGATACGGCTGTTGTATTGAAGCAAGCCCAGGGCAACTTCTATTACGACGCTATTGAAAGCACTCCAGAAACCCGTGTCCGGTACTTCTACTGGATTCGTGTTCACTCTATCTATGGCACACCAGGTGATTTGATTGGCCCTGCTTCTGCTGTGGCTAAGAGCCGCATTGAGCAGACCATTGAAGAACTCACTGGTAAGATTGATGCTGGTGTATTGGCTCAATCATTAAAGAAAGAAATTGACCGCATTGAACTCAACGCCCTTGGTATCACCCAAGAGATGGTTGATCGTGCACGGGATGACGCAGCTTTAGGTGTGCGTATCAACCAGGTAGGTGCTGAGCTTGGTACTGCTAAGGCGCTATTGCAAGAAGAAGTCCTGGCTCGTACTTCCGCAAACGAAGCATTTGTCTCTACTGTCAACACGCTTTACACAACAGTCAATGGCAACATAGCTGCGGTACAGACTCAGGTTTCCGCATTGTCTACTGATGTGAGCGCCTTGGCCCAACAAGTTACCAAACTGGAGTCCCAGGTAGGTAATGATCTGGCTCAAGTGCTGCAACAGATGCGCACTGAGATTGCTGTAGTAGATGGTAAGGTCGTAGCCATTGGAGCCCTGTGGACTGCACAGGTCAATGTCAATGGTTTAATCGGTGGTTTCGGTGTTTACAACGACGGTCGTATTGTTGAAGCCGGGTTTGACGTAGATCGTTTCTGGATTGGGCGTACCGGAGCTAACAAACGCAAGCCATTTATTGTTGAAAATAATCTTGTGCTGATTGATGAAGCTGCAATCAACAAACTCACTTTCAGCAAGCTACGGGATGAGTCTGGCTCGTTCATTGTTGAGAACGGTAAGATTAAGGCACAGTATCTACAAGTAGGTACCTTGATTGTAAACAAAGCGCAGTCTGATAACTACTCGCCTGGTGTATCTGGTTGGTACCTTGGTCCTGATGGTACTATTGAAATCAACGGTGTTGGTGGCCAGGGTCGAATGATCATCACCCCTACCCTGATTCGGGTTCTGGATTCTGGTGGCATCATGCGTGTACGTATGGGGATTTGGTGATCTATGCCCGCTGGCTTGCAAGTAATGGCCTCCAATGGTTCGATGATTCTTGACATCACCAACCGTATCACTCGGACTACAGGCCCGGAAAAGTACACAACTACGCCTTATCAGGCCGGCTCTGTTACTATTCCTGATGTGGGTACGGGTACCCCATTTTTTGCGCTGCTTACCACTTATTATTACCCGTATAACAGTTTTGTGGCAGTACCTTTGCCTCAGTTCACACTTACGGGTAACACTCTTTACTGGACCGCTGCGCAGGGTGCAGTAGACTTTATTGTAGGGGCTTACTGATGCCAGCTGGTTTCCAGGCGGTTAATGCAAATAACATTGTGCAAATTGACGCGTCTTATAAAAACTATATATTGAAAGAGAAGGGTTACGGCCTGTTGAACTATGACAATAGCGAATGGTTAGGTAATCCTGCCAATGCGTACACAGTCACAGTAAATAACGCCGTTAATCCTCTTATTGCTATGCATACTAAAGAGTTTGTACGTACTTGGCGTATAGCACTTGGTAATGGTTCTTTTATGTTCAAGTTTACGGTTGCTTATAACAACCGTCCCCCTGATCCTAATTTACCATTCCCTGCACCTTTCTGGTGGTATATTTACGACTCACCGCCACCTGCTGCTAGTGTGCATGGTGTAGGTATGCAGGTGTTCAATGGTAGTGGTCAAATTACCTTTGATAGCGCCTATCAGTACATGAAGGTCTTGGGTACAGTGTCTCAAATCGCAACGTTCCCCCCTGTTAGTCGGGTAGAGAACGATTACCGCTTTGGTAATGACAAAGTGGCTTTTGCAATTTGCCAGCAAGCTATCCTATGTGATGTAGATTTTCTTCCCGTAGGTCCAGGTGGTGAGGTAATTGAAGCCACCAACGTGTTTACAATCACGGCCGCGGTGCGCAAAAATCAGTCAACTATTACAACCTGGGATGCATTGGAGTATACGATGCCATCAGGCACTATCAATTTTATTAACACTAAACCCTACACCCTATTGGCTATTGATGTGTCCACCCTTGGCTGATTAGGGTTATACTCGGCTGGTGAATAACCACCCGAGAGCCTTGCAATGACGAAAGTACGATTCACGTTCGTCGATATTCAAGGAAACCCGCTGCCTTTGATGGAGTTCAAACTCATCGTGCGGCGGGCTTCCTTCAACATCGAAGACGTAGGTGTGACCCTCCCTGAAGAAATCACTGTCACCACCGATGTTACCGGCCAGGTGATCGTTGATCTGTGGCCCTTGAAGACTGCTTATCGCATTCAAGTGGCTGAAGAATATGAAGAACTGTGTGGCAAGCTGAACTGGTCGTTCTACGTACCTCATACCAATGAGATCGTGGAGGCGCAGACCTTGTTCCTGGTACCACCACCTAACAACCTTCCTTGGGACGAAGAAGCCATGGGTAAGATTACCCAGGCCGTTATCGACTCCAAAGACAGTGCTGAAGCATCTGAAGCCTCGGCTGTACGGGCTGAGAATGCAGCTCAGTCTATCGAAGGTGACGCTGACCGCGCAGAAGCTGCTCGTGATGCAGCTGAAGCCAGCAAAAATGCTGCGGCAGGCTCGGCTCAATCTGCTGCTAATAGCGCTGCTGCCTCTGGCCAGTCTGCAACTGATGCACTGGCTTCAAAGAACGCTGCTGCGAACTCTGCCAATGCCGCCAACAACTCGGCGGTGTCTGCCAGTAACGATGCAGGCCGTGCGGCTGCAAGTGAAGCTGCTGCCCTTGCTTCTAAAAATGCGGCTGCTGGATCAGCTACTGCTGCAAGTGGTTCGGCCACTACAGCAACCAATGCTGCCAACTCGGCAACTGCTTCCAAGGACGCTGCTGCCGCTTCGGCTACAACTGCCAGCACTAAAGCGGGCGAGGCTTCTACTTCTGCTGGTAACGCGCTGACACAGGCTAACCGGGCAAAGACTGAAGCTGACCGTGCTGTTGCTGCCACTGATAATAAGCAGGACAAAAATGGTAATTTGACTGCATTGGCTGCACTCTCCGGTGCAGCTGATCGTCTGTTCTATTTCACTTCTGGCTCCGCTATGGCTGTAGCGCCATTTACTACTAAAGCACGAGCTTTGTTGGCACGTACCGATACAGCCGGTATGCAAGCAGAACTTGGTTTAGTGCCTATTACATCTTTGACAGATACAACTTCGGGGCGTGTTATCACCCCAGGCTGGATGGGTTTAGGTGGTAATGGAATTATTATTTCTGCCTCCGGCGCTGCCAATTCTATTCGTACTTCTGGTAACTATTATGCTTCTGGGCCTGTAGGCACACCAGAAAACTACGGTTTTTTGCAGCATTTTAATATTACCGATACCGATGCTGGTCAAGAGTTCCTTAGCATCTCCACTGGTAATAAGTACACTCGTGTACTTAGTGTAGGTACCTGGTCTGCTTGGGTACCTCTTACTAATAGTGGTGCATATGGTATTGGTAACAATGCTGGTAACTACATCCCTAACGATGATGCCAATTCTATTACTATTCGTAATGGATTCTATGCTACTAAAAGTACCTGGGCAGGTAGCCTTTACCCGGGAACTGATGGACGAAATCAAGGATTCATCCATATCGAGTCCTGGGTAGACTCTCGGTACGTCAAACAGACTTGGACTTCCATTTATGGCAATATCAACAGTTTTGTGCGTTTCACCACAACTGGTCCATGGTCTCAGTGGGTTCCTGTTTACGACGGAAACAACGTAACTAAAGATCCCGCTTTGGGTCGGGATGGTGGCGTTTGTTCTTCTGCGGTAGTTAATGGATTTACAATCAGTAAATTCGTCAATGGGCAATGTCACGTTACAGGCCCATTGCCTAGCACTCCTTCTATAGCAGCAGGTTCGTATAGTGCTTTAACTGCTACTATCCCAACTGTACTAGTTGCCGCTAATAATCCTGTTATCTCCGTACAGGCACAACCATCACAAGTCTACGACTCGTACGGTGTGGTGGCAGGATATGTTCATGCAGCGGCTAGCGGATATATCACAACTATCGGGTATGTTGTACGTAATGGGCAAACCGCCCAAGCATTTGGTATGCGTGTGAGTATTTGGGGGACTTGGATTTGAAAATTACACTTTGGCCTGATCTCGTGGATATGCCACTGGAAGCAAGCGTAGAAGGCGACGTTATCACCATTAACGGTGAAGTACTGGATTTCTCAGGTATCCCTGATGGTTTCCGGCTTCCAGCCAGCGCAGTTGAAAACCCCTTTTTCTTAGAGGGTTCCAGTGACTATGTAGAGCGTAAAGGCAAGACCTTGTACTTCTCTCTACGTTTCCCTGTACAGATGGATACACCAGAGACTTTCCGTAACCCTGAAGTACCTATTGTCATTGATGCGCGCTCGGGGCCTGTAAAATTCCCTGATGCAACCCCGCCAGTAGTGGAAGCGCCTATTGAAGACCTACCTGATGAGGTAACAGAATGATTGACCTGTCCCAACTGGAAAAGACCAAGACAGAGGTAGATATTCAGAAAGAGTTAGCTCTTGCTGAAGCAAAGCACTATCTGTCCACTACAGACTGGTATGTCCTACGCTTTGTAGAAACTACTAAGCCTGTACCTGATGAAATCAAGACGCTGCGCGATGCAGCTCGTAAAATTGTAGAGGAAGTACCAAATGCAGCTTCGTGAAGTGAACCGCATCCTTAACCAGATGTTCAGCTACTTTCCAGCCAACTATGACAGTGTGGCTGTTCGGCTGCTCATTCTCACCATTGGTTTGCAGGAGTCGCGCTTTACCAGCCGGCGTCAGCTGATCAACAAGGTTGTTGATGGTAAGAAGGTGCTGGTACCTGAAGGTCCAGCAATCGGCTTCTGGCAATTTGAACTGGGCAACGAGGTCAGCCGCGGCGGTGTTTGGGGAGTCCTCAACCACTATCGGGTTGGTCCTATCGCCAAACAGTTCTGCCGTCAGCTGGGCATTGCGGCCGATCCCAAGACTGTGTGGCTGGCGCTTGAAACCAATGATGTATTGGCTGCTGGCTTCGCTCGCTTGCTGCTACTGTGCGATGGCCAGGCGCTGCCTAAGATCGGTGATGTAGAAGGTGCATGGAAGTGCTACGCTGATCGCACCTGGCGACCAGGTAAGCCTCACCGTGAGACCTGGGACGGTTTCTATACCCAGGCCCGTACTGAATTGGGTGTTTGATGCAATACAAGGTGTTGGCGGCAATAGCCGCCACCCTCATTTTACTGGCTCTGGCTCGCTGTGACGGGAAACAGAGTGGTAGACTTGAGGGGCAGCTGGCATTATCCCAGCTTGAAACGCAGCTAAGCACGGCACGAGCCGAAGCGAAAGCTGCAACCCAAGAACTCCAGCGTCAACTTGACGCCCAAGCCAACAGGATGACCAATGAACATACTCAAGCAATGGCTGACTTGCAGCTTCACGCTGCTGCTGACCGTGCTGAGTCTGACGGCCTGCGGAGTAAGCTCGCAAGCCTACAAGATCGACTGCGAAAACAACCGGCTGATTCTACCGGCACTGGATTCCAGTTATCGGCAGCAACCAAAGCCTCAATGGTGCTCTCCGAATTGCTCAGCAGCTGTAGCGCGGAGCGATCAGAACTCGCAAGAGCTTACGATGACTCTTATGCCCGAGGAATAGGTGTAGAGCGCAAGTATGATGCAATACGCGCTACACTGAACAAAGCCCCCTGAATGGGGGCTTTTTATTAGCCAATTACTAAATTGGCTTCTTCAGGTGTCATACCTTGATCTTCAGCCCATTCACGAATAACTTCGTCAGGTGCATGGCCAAGATCCAAGATCGCGTCACTGTACGCATCGCAAGCGGTCATACAGTCACCTTCGCCACAGGATACAACCTGTACACCAGTACGGACTGGTTGTTCATCAGCCAATGACTGACTGAACTGTGGGCCATAATGTTTCCAGGATTCTTCATCCGTGATTTCAAATACCACGGTGTAATAGCGCTTGCTCATGCAATTGCTCCAATGAGTACTGGCGTGAGCATACAAGCTGCCCACAATTGAATTGCGAAAGGGATGTTCCATAACCATCGAGCAAAGCGCTCTGGTTGATAGCGATCCCACTCTTTTACCGTCATGACGTAGTACTTATCACTTGGTTTAGCCAGGCGATAAGTGCCTGCTGCGAGACTACTTCCCAGCCCTTCAACACCTGGCATGAGGCTGTTACCGCTTACTCTCCCGCATTCACTGGGATTGTTTACGATAAGCATGTCGCCAACTGATTGCGACTGAACACCTTCAGCACCTTTATGAGTGAAGAAGGCAATGTCAGTTGCAATAACAATGTCCCCATGCAGCAGGTTTAATGGACCACGACGTACCCGTTTCACAGTGGTACCCCACTTGGTTCAATTTCGAACGCTTCCACATCATCGTAGATGCGTGTTGCGTTGTTGATAGCGTGGTTCAGCATGTCTATGCGGGTGCCACTTACATAGTGGTTATTTACCAGGAATTCGCGAGCAAGGCGGCGAATTTCCTGAGCCCGTACGTGTTCCTTCTTCTCAGCTAAGATTTGAAGCTGACGTGCCTTTATCCGCTTTTGGACCTGTTCACGATGTTGCTCTGTTACTGTCGGATCGTACATTTACTGCTCCCATAAAAAAGCCCCGGTAAATACCAGGGCTTTGGTTTGCTCGACTGTTACCCGGGTTCCGTGGGCAAGTTGAACTTGTTGATGAACACCTTCTCCATTAGGGAGAAGCACTTACCACCAAAGTGCGCAGCGACCGACACGCAGATTGGCATCGTTGCCCAGGCAGGCCAGGACTCGCTGGTAGCTATAGCAGGGTACATATCCCACATGAGGTAGCCGGCTAACAGACTGCCACCCAGTTGGGCACAAAACCAGATGAGGCTAAAGGGGTGACCCCCCGCAATGCGGTTTGCTACTGCAACTGCACCGCTCAATGCGCTGATGAACAACGCACCAATAAAGCCCCACAGGTCGGGCTGACTTTTCCAGGGCATTTCAGGTTCTCCGGTCAGATAAAGTGACGCTATAGTGCCACCACGGAGTTTATATACTTTCCGACCGGAGTAGTAGGGTTTAAGACGAAAGGACCCCTTTCAGATGCTCTTGTGCAATACTCACACGTTCAACCAGGTCCAGCCATTCTTGAGACTTTCGAATCAAGGTATGGGACTGCTCGGCCACCCAATTGAAACCATAAAGCAACGTCATGGTGTTGAAGCCTACAGCGTGTAGGGCCATCAGGTTGTGGGCAACAGATAGCCGATCAATCTGACCACTGAGGTTGCTACGCTCATCATCAGACAGATCTGGCATCTTGCTCAAATGCTCTTTGAGGTGATCGACCAGTTGCAGGCCGTCGATCTTATTGGCTACTGCGCCGGTCTGGTCAAACTTTGCTGCCATGGCTTCAGGTTCTGCACCCATGAAGTACGATACAGCGTTCACCTTTGAATTAACTTGGACCATGTAGTGGGTCTTGCCGTTACCAGTGATCTGGCCACGGATGGTACCTTCTACAGAATCCAGCTGAAGGCGAATTAGGTCATTGTCTTTGTAGTGGATATCCAGTTTATGGGATACCTCCAACACGGTTGGATAGGTCATTTTCCAAGCTCCATAAGGGCGTCAGCTACAACCTGAATCATCGTGATTGATTCTTCAGGCATTTGCCCAGCGGCTACGCTCAATGCATAGGCCCGGGACTTCATAGGAAAGAACTCCGGGAACTGCTCAAAGATGCTCTGAGCTACTTCATCGGCTTCACTCACCTTCCACCACCTTTTCGAACGTATGTTCGATACGGGTTCGGTAGATGTGATCATAGCTTACTGCACTGTATTGGCTGCGCAAGAGTTCTTCGGCCCCTTCCGGGTGGTCGTCTTGTTTAGCGTACTTGCTGAAGATTTCGCCCTTGGCTTCTTCGTAGCTGGTGCTGGAGTCGTCCGTTTCGATGAACGTCGTGACGGTTGTAACGAGTTTGACTCGCATAATTACTTCACCTCAGTGATCTGAATCCCCACCGATTCATGGCGTGGCTGTAGCCCTGGCAATGCTCGCTCAATGACGTTCGTTACTCGGTCTTCGATGGAGCCTTCGCCTTCGTCCGCGCTGTAGAAGTCGTCGATTTGGCTGGTGGCTTGCGCACGGATGGCTTCGATGGAGCTGCCTGCTTGGGCTTCGAAGATGATGGTGTGGGTGATGGTTGCTTTGACTTGCATGGCTTCTCCTTGTAGAGCAGCGCGTGCATAGCCTTACGCCGCTTCAATGGAATGGTGAGTGTTTCCCGGCGATGGGCCAGGTATTCATCCAGAGTCACTTGGCGCCAGCCTTGCTTCTCTGGTACAGGCAAGGTGCCCATGTCCCACACCCGAGTCATACGACTCTCGTCATGGACGAAATAGCACTTGCCGTTCAATGGTTCAATGGAACCTGGCGTCCAGGTCTTTTTCTTGGTGCGAGCCATGGGCTCTCCTTTATCGTGAAATAGCCCGAAGGTGAACATACTCCTTCAGGATTTGGGCTTCTGTTTCGGGCAAGGCCGCAAGTTCATCCAGCAGGTTGCCATCAGCATCCTTTAGGTAGAACTCGATCTCGTCCGGTTCTGGTGGGTTGGCGTCACCAAACCCGCTGCCGGTGATTCGCATCGGACAGCCGCGGGCAAAGTGGGTGACGGTACAAAGCACAGGAATACCTTGTACATTGGTTGCAAAAATCACCCAACCATCTCCACGTTGAGCATCTTGCTCATCATGAAGTTGCGCTGAGCATCCTTGTCTTGGCAATGTGCGCGTAGCATCCAGCATTTCTCTGGATGCTCTGGCGTCTCACCAAACTCAATGGCCAAGGGCAGTGCAGTACGTACCGCAGTGATCCCATTCCAATTGGTATAGGTGAAGCGAATCAGGTTGGTGCCTTCAACAAGGTTTTGTCGAAAAGTAATAGTATTCATTGGCAATCCACCACCTTGAACACACCCATTTTACGTAGCTTGTCCAGGTTCTTTTCAGCTGAAGCGATACGCTTTTGACGCATTACTTCTGCCCGGATGTTTGCCAACTCCAGTGTGCTATGGAAGTCCGCCCCATGGGCATATTCAGTAATCCACTGCTCTTTACTACGCTTGAAAGAGATGAAAGAACCATCATGGCTGAGTTTGCCTTTCACTTTCATAATGCCAGCAGTTAACGCGTATTTGGTTACATAATAGGTGAGCATCTAGCTACTACTCCGTTAAGTCTTCCACATGCTGAACGTCAATGCCGGCCTGGGCCAACATCTCGATACCAGACAGATCATCATGGAAACGGTGGAAGAACACCCGGCTAATACCGGATGGGATTATTGAACGTGCACACACATCACACGGTGACACGGTAGAAAACAACCAAGCACCCTGAAGTGAAGTACCGCTGCGCATAGCCCAGCCCAAAGCGTTGTTTTCAGCATGGAGTACCGAACGATCGGTCTTCATGCGTTCGACACCATCTTCGATAACAGGGGTGTTTTCACAGCAGTTGGTGTAGTGCCCGGAAGGTTGGCCATTCCAGCCCGTGACCATGGCACCCGAAGGCGACACGATCACACAGCCCACCTTTTCACGGATGGCTTCTGTCTGAGCTTCAGCAGCGTATGCCTGGGCCATGAACAGCTGTACGTACTTGGTACGTAATGGACTCATTTAGGTGCCCTCCATGTCAAAACCAGTTCGAAGGTACCTTCATCGAATCCATGTTCATCCTTGGGAATGCCTTCGGCTTCCGGGGTGAACCTTGGGTCGAACGCCTCGTGAAGATCCCGAGTCAGATCACTGGTTTCTTCTGAGGTGTAGGTCTTGCGCAACAGTACACGTATGTCTGCGCAAGCGACGCACTTGGAAAAGTTCTTTGGGCCACCCATACCACGGATGATGGTTTTGCACTCGACACACGAGATGACTGCCGCAGTGGTAATCATCCCTTCTTTGATGCGTCGAATAGGGTTCCCGTGCTGATCAAAGCCCAGCACGGGAGTACTCATGCCTCACCCACGTATTCAACTTCAACTTGGGAAGCCCCGGCAATTTTGCCGTCTTCCAGCTTGTCGTTGAGGAATTCTTCCATGATCCCGGCATACGTTTCATTGGATTGCTCCATGCCGGAACCTTCAGGTACGTTCAAGATGATTTGAAACACTTGACGACTCATGCAGCTTTCTCCTTCAGTTTTGCCATGTGTGCTGCACAGACCTCACGAATTTGGTCTTCATTGGCTGCAACAGGCAGAGTTACGGGATTGGCCCAGGTTGGATAGAAAATGTCCAAGGCTGCACCCAGTTTGACGGTTGGGTGATGTAGCTCAGGCAGTTCCTGCCAGCTCATCTCTTCAACCAGTGCTTTGTTTACCCATGCAACAGTGCGCGGGCAGTCTTTGATCAACAAGTAGATTGCATCATGGATCAGTGCTACGCACTTCACCGAATATCGGAACTCACTCGCCCACACGCGGTTCATGAACGCTACAGCCGCCCGGTTGTTCAGCAGACCATATGATTGGCCCAGGGCGTTCCCTGCGGTGCGTCCCTCAGCCGCTGCCTGTGTAGGGGTATACTTGCTACCCCCAATGGTCATTTTGAGCGCAGGCGTGCGTAGGCGAAGCCCAAAGGCAACTTCTACATAGCCATCCTGCCGTGCTTTAGCGATTCGATCAGCAACGTAGTCATCAGACACCTTGTATAGACCGTGATAGTTCGCTTCAACAGCCAATGACTTAGGCTTGGACCAGCCAAGGTTTTTCATCATGCCGTGGTGCGTACCACCATAGGTCAACAGGAATGTCGGAGCCTTGGACTCTTGACGGGTCCAGTGATCGTTCTTCTTCAATTGGTTTACAGACTTGGGGTCCGTAAGGTCAATGAATATGCCTTCAGCTTCCAGCTCAGCCTTGAAGTAGAAAGCAGCTCGCAAAGCGTGACCATCGAAGCCTTCTTCGTAGACTTTCAGCTTGTTCGGGTCTTTGGTGGTCAATGCAGAGATGTAGTCTTCCAACGAGTTGAAGTCTGCACCTGCAAACAGCCAGCCCTTGGCAGCTTCGAATAGCGACTTGACCAGCTTGCCGTAGATACTGCCGGCTGGAATGTTCTGCATATTCGGATCGCTGGAACTAAGCCGCCCGGACTTGGTACCACCCAGGTTGAATGCACCGTGTAGATAACGCATACCATCAGCTTTCAGCTGGCCATTTTCAAAGGCCGGCATGAATGTGCCGAGGATGGTTGTTACCTGTGACCAGTCGATCAGGGCTTGCAAGAACGCCTTATGAGGCTTGGCCTTCTCGTGATCAAGCAGTCGAGCAATGACCTTGGCACCAGTGCTTGGCAGACCGGTGTCGGTCTTTTCAATTACTGGCAGATCCATGAACTCATAGAGCAGTTGGGCCAATTGTTGGCCAGAGCCTGGATTGAACGACTTGTACCAAGCGCTAGCCGGGTCACTCCACATGGTGATGGGATGAACCTTATTCTTTAGCTTGGCATTGGTAGCATTCATCTCCTTGGTTTGAAGCCAGAGGTTCAGCTTGTCTACCAGGGGATTGGCCATCATTGAATCAAGATAGCCTTTTTGAAGATCCTGTAGCTCGCCGTAGACTTTCGTCACGCGCTCAGGGTTCATCGGCATACCGTTGAGTTCGACATGCACCAATAGCCGTAATGAGTCACGGAATAGACCGTTGTATAGGTCAATCTGCTTGTCATTGATCAGCACTGGGTACCACTTCTTGGCAAGCCATAAAGTGGAGATGGTATCGACACCGTTGTAACGCAGCAGGGTGTTCACCGGGATACGGCGAATGTCCTTGATGTCGTCATCGTTCATGGCATAGTTGCCCGCGAACGACTGTGCCTGATACTTCAGACTGAGATTGTTACCGGCACAACTGTTCGAAGCCAGATAACTCATGACTCGCGTACAGTGCAGCTTGCGTGTCATGAAGTCCAGGCCCTTCAGCTGCCCTTCCAGGTCCAGAGGATCATCCATCCACAGGTTGTAGATCAGGTGCTTGGTGTCAAAGACTGCATGGTGGAACACCACTGCACCTTGGTACGATTCCAGGAAGTCGCGTAGCAATTTGCGTCGTGCAGGATTGTCAACACGCTTGGAGTAGTGCCCTTGTTCGTTCTTCTCAGGAAGCTCAACAAGATCGACCTTGAAAGCGCCGAAGTTGTGTTCATCCCAGGAGAACGCAATGGTACCCAGGCCGGCTTTAGCCAGGCCCAGGTCAAAGGCTTCGATATCCACACCGAGTTGCTTGTGGACATGCAAACCATCCAAGAATGCTTTGATGCTATCAAGGTCGTCTGGATACTGTTCACTGTGAATGATGCCTTCACCTGGTGGGGTGTAGATACCATTGTGGTGATCAACCAGGACTTCCAGCCCTCGGCGCATGATGATTTGTTTTTCCGGTGCGAACGTCAGTGTCTGATAGTTCAAGCCGTACGCGATCATCAAATGCTCATAGCCCTTGATAACGCACGGCAACACATAGCCAACGTTTGCATCGGTTTTCTTCACACCAGCCAGGTACTTGAAGTAGTTACCATCGGCAACATACAGGTACTTAGCACCAACACGATCCAGCGCTTTCATCAGCACTTCGCTGTACGCTTTAACCGTCTTGGCTGACACCTTCTTCGCATCGTCGTATTGCAACGTCAGTGCGATGATTTGGTCAGTGGGTACACCGGCCGCTTCCAGTGGCATGACGTAGTTTTTATACATCAGTCCACGGTCAAATACGCTCGGCTTGGTCAGCACCACAAAGGGATACTTGTTGTCCGAGTTGGCCCGGAATATCTCGTGATTCATAGAGCCACCTTTTTCACAGTTCCTACAAATCGGCCAAGTCCACGCCCTCCAGGGTGTTTGTTTCGTGTGTAACTACCCTGGAATTTGTAAACGCCAATCTTGGAGCACTTGCCACCATCTTTGACTTTGGACCATATGAAATCTTCGCGATCTGCGAAGTACCCAGGCCCTTCATCAAAGGAGGGAAAGTGGCTTTCAACTACGGCCAAATCGCCGTGTTGTCCATGAATAAATGTGAACCACCCATCATGTCGTGTACCAGGGGCTGCTTCTTGGTGCCCCCAAGTTGCGGCCATTGCTCGGGCCTTATTATCAGCCTCGACTTGTTGATATGCGTTCATGGTGTTACTCCACCATCATGTTGTACATCATCCGCTTACGGATGGCGTCGGCGGCAGGACCATAAGCCCCCACTTTCTCCTGGCAGCTTTCGAAGTCAAGGTCTGCCGGTAGCCCGTGGGCCTCCTTAGCAATTTCCATGGCTTCGTGGATAGGTCGCTGTATCGCCGTTGGGATATTCAGCATGGCCAGAGTAGGATCGGTTTCACTGTTCAGGATTGCCCGGATAAACGCTTCCACCATTGGTTTCTCGCGTTCCTCAATGAGCTTACCTTCAGCAATGTATTCGTCCATATCTGAATGCAGTGCTTCATCCAAGTACGGTACGTTCTGTGGAACTCCACGGAAGCGCACTTGATGCCAGTACTTGCCTGCATAGCTGAATACAAAACGCTCTCGGCCAGTGCCGATATCGTTCAAGTGGATTATCCGCTCTAGGGTGTCCCAGCGACGCTTATCGACCGCTTCGTAAACGAAGTTGACCATAGCTTGGAGTAGTCGGTATTTCAGTTGCCCAGGGGGCTCAGGTCGTGACATTTATTTATCCTTGAACGTCTCCGGTGAAGTACATCCGGCTCCGCGCTCGGCTGCACCCTACATACAGAGTTCGGGCCAACGCATCACCTCCACGGACCATAGAAACGATGTTGCCCAGGTCAATGAAGGAAGTGTCGTAGGTCGAGCCCTGTGATTTGTTTACAGTACACGCAAATGCCGGCCGCAGGTCGATCCAGGAATCAACCACGTCGCGCATCATGTCGTAGTCGTCGATAGCCACAGCACGCGAGTGTGCATCCTTCTTGGCCTGCCGACAGTTACGAGGCATAAAAAATGCTGGCCCAGTATTCCGCATCTTCACCCACCAGCCGGGGAACCCGTACCGTTCGGTGACTTCAACTTCTTCGATTTGAACCTCGATGTTGTTGGGGATGCGTGTATTGCCTTGGCTGCATTCTTCATTGTTGATCATGATCTGGCCAGGCTGTGGATCATTGGTACCCAGCAAGGCTTGTGTCAGCCTGTTGTTGTACCCAATCACACAGTCGTTGGTGTATGCCAGGATCTTTGCACGGCCCATCGGATTATCGCCACGGAACGCCTCATGCGTCAGCTGAGTGAACGTTGCTCGGTCAACTTTCTCGATAACACCTGGTGCAATGAAGTCACTGAAGTTTGGCCATACACCTTCCAGCACAGTACGGCGCAAAGCCGAAACCATGTTGGAAATAGGACCATCATCGAAGCGAACCAACTCGGTCAGTTCGATCTGATTCTTGTCCATGGCGAAGGCAGGCATGTAACTCGCACCAACTGGTTTGAGCTGTGCATGATCACCAATGAACACGATCTTGCAATCAACAGTCTCTTGCATGATCAAGCGCATCAGCTTCACGTCGATGTAGCTACATTCGTCGATGAAGATAAGGTAGCGCTCACGCTTTTCCTTACGGGTAGCGTGTAGTTCTTTGGTCTGCTTTACATAGTCCGTAGTACGGACACGCAGGCCCAGGAACTTGTGAATGGTAGACACATCATGGGTGAATCCCATGCTGGTTGCCAATGACTCAGCAGCCTGGTTTGTAGTAGCAGTGAACACCACTTCATAGGGCGTGTAATTCGGATGCAGCATCTTGCACATCTCATCCAGCTTGGCAATTTCACGTTGCAGTCGCTGGACAAGAGTGGACTTGCCGGTACCCGAAAAACCCTTGAGTAGCATCACATGTTCGAAGCGGTCAAGATAGAACTGGCCAAAGAGGACGGAACCCGCCTCTTGGCCAGCCGTATACGTGATTTCTTTCATACGTCGAACCGGATGATGGTGCCGAAGTCGCAGTGGAACCGCTCCTTGCTTCGGCCGTGGATTACCCACAATACCGGGCACCCGGGGTTGAAGGAAGGCGGGGCGAATTCACCATCGGTGAATACCACCAACGCCGTTGGTTTGTGCTTCTTTGCCCACTCCATTAGAGGTTCAATCCAGGTACCACCGCGACCTACCAACTTGACGTTGGCCAGGGCCTGAAGGCTTGGCACTTTTACATCGGACTTGATCTCTGTGTCGAACTGCACCAGACGAATACTGTCGGGCTTCAGGAACTTCATCACACCTACCAGCTCCGACTGATATCGGGTTGTGTCCTTTTGCTGCACAGACATAGACATGTCGTAGGCGAAGGCAATTTCGGTCAGCTTATGGCCCGCCAAACCTGGCATGATCATAGGCATGAACCGACGATTCGGCTTCTTCCAGCTGTAGTCCACTTTCGCCAGTTGCGTGAAGAACTTCCGCAAATGGTGTGACAGAGGCAGCTTTGGCTTCTTCAGCTTGTCGAGGAACACCTGCACATCTGAAGGTATAGAGCCGGGTTGACCTTGTACTTGAGCAACAGCTGCTGCGGTATTGATCTTGTCGAGGATCTCCCGCTTTACGTCCTGCTCATTCATTGCTGAACCGTCGTCGTTGGTACCCCCTGCTGGCAGATGCTGATCAACAGGTTTACCGCCACCTCCAGCTGCGTCCAACGATTCGGGATCGTCCGGCAATGCCTTGTAGACATCAGCCGTACTCATGCCCTTGTACTTGGGATCATAGAGCCATTGGTGTACAGAGCCATCGGCTTCAGTCCACTTGATTGGTTCAAAACCAGCTTCCACAAGGAAGCAGTTGATCACGTAGTCAGCAGCATGGTTGAACTTCTTTTTGTTGGGGAAGTTCTTCATGATCAAGCAGTGTTCAAGCACTACGTGAAAGGTCTCATGGGCAAGCAGTGTGACCTGCATACCAATGGGTAACTTCATGAAGAACGACGGTGCAATGATCAGGTCAGTACCGTTGGTTGCACCAGTGCCAATTGCTTCGTCATATCGCAGCTTCAGCATGAAGCAAACGGTAGACAGAAACATCGTTTCAGGTTTGCGCAGGAAAGCTACCCGCGCTTTGACCATGGCCAGCTTCAGAGCTTCTTCGCTCATTGGTTTGATCCTTGCCGGCCATTGCCGGGGTTAGTCGAGTAGCATCTTGCGAAGCATTGCTCGCTTGCCGTACTCAAGTTGATTTGGGCAGAAGTCGGGTCCGCAAAGTGCCATGGCGTACTGCATAAGCAGGGTAGACGAAAAGTCGTTCATATCCTTCTTACTTGCCATGGTTTCCAGCTTATGGTGGATCAGGTACCGAAGATCAGTATCTACTGACCAGTTGGACTCATCTATCATCAAGCCAGTTGCATCAAAGCGTGTTGCCACCTTCCACATGTGCTTGGTGGATTGGGCGTTGTTGAACCCTATGATGTTGTTTGCCATGCCGCCATTTGCAAGGGCTGACCGTGAGCCAACACCTTGCAAGCAGCAGACAAACTTGTCTTCAAAGAGTACCGGATGAACCATCCGAACACCCCCAACCATCAGGTTCTGAACACCTTCCACCGAGTTGGCTGGAAACACCAGAACCATGCCCATTACAGCAGGACGCTGGCGTTACCTTGAATCCATTTCTGGATCTCGGGCGTGTCCATCAGTTCTGGTTTACGCCGCACCGCGTTACGCAGTGTTACGGCCTGGAAGTCAGGCTCAATGCGCGCGATGTAAGGCATGAGCTTGGCGATGGTATCGACCTTCACCCAGTCACCTACGGCACCACACAATGCGTGCAATGCCCCTGGGTTGTCATACCCTGGGCAATTTGCAGTTGTGGGGTTGTTCAGCACGTCTTCTTTCTTCGGTAGCTTGGACCACACGTTGGCAAACGTGATCAGGTCTTGCGCTGGCTTGAGGTTGATGAAGCCGGCCATTGGGATCAAGGATTGGCGAGGATCGCCGCCCACTTGTTGCAGATACTGGTAGGTGAACTCCAGGGTCCGCGGTGATGCGTATGGCTGGTCTGGATGCTCAGGATCGAACGTGTAGAAGGACGCTGGCATGTAACGCAGCCACGAACACATCAGGGGGCTCAGGCCACCCTTGTCAGCCCACTTCATGAAGAAGTCGAAGTCTTCTTTAACGACCAGGTGGCCCAGGCGAGAGATGAGCGCAGTGGACATTGGGTTCACTACAGCGCCATCAGATTCCAGGTTACCAGCGCCTGCCAGGTAGACCTTCGGATGCAGCTTACGCTGTCCTACTTCACGGTCCAGGAACAGCTTGTAGGAAGCCACCTGAACTGCTGGAGGTGCTGAAGTCAGCTCATCACAGAACACCAGCCAGCCGGAATAGCCTTCAGGAATAGTCCAGTCATCCAGTGGGAAAGTCTCCATCGGATAGTACTTGGACACACCATTTTCATGGTCGATTGCCGGAAAGCCCTGCAAGTCGGTTGGATCGAAACCAGCAAAGCGGGCGTCGATCAGGAACAGGTTCAGCTCTTTGGCAATGACATGCATGATCGCGGACTTCCCGATAGCGGGACTGCCGTGGATCATAGGCACCAATTGCGCCTTGAGCATGTTACGAATGTATGGAACAGCATCGCCCAATGGGACGTGCAGAATAGCGTCGAGATTCATGGTTTAAATACGCTCCATTGCGTCTTTGAAGTGGTTCCATCGCACAAACGCGAGGAATGGGGAATAACCGAAGGAAACTAAACCTTGGGCTTCACATCGCCAAAGGTCGTGTCTCCAGTAGGTGATGTGTGGCTTTTGCATCGGGGCCATGCCTTATGTGAGGTGAAGTTGTGAAAGCGAAGTGACCAAGTGGAGTACCCAGTACACGCCATCAAAGGGTGGGCTACTGCGTCATGGACCCAGGCCCAGAACCCGTTTTCATCTTGACCGTCACATATGGTGTTCGGGTCGGTTTTCATTAATAAACTAGCACCCAGTTTTTACATGTACTTACGTGATGCCAACCGTTACTACGGCGTGCAGTTTCACAGCACCACGCACCTGGATACAGCTTGAAGGTGTCATGTAAAATAGCCAGTTCATGCTGTACGTTTAGTAGCTCTTGTTCTAGGCCAGTAGCTGTAATCAACTCCGCAATACGTAACGTTGCTCTGCCACGTTTATCAGGGTTGCAGTGACCATCCCAAAACACATCACGTAACTCGTTGGTTACTTCTTCTGGTTTCATTTTACTGACCTTTAAATAAGTCCTCATCACCTGGCACTTGTGCCGGAGCCAGAGTACGTTGGAAAGTTACCGTCTTGGCAGCTTTCTTGAGCGTGCCATAGACGAAGTATTGATGGATCAGCGTGTTGAGCATTCGAACGCCGAGCGTATTGCTCTCGTAGTTCTCTTTGACCGCATCCTTGATCTCCCCGATAGCCTTCTTTTCATTGGTTTCGGGGATCAGCATGAAGTAGTGCTTGAGCAGGTGGCTGTTATCCACAAAGCTAAGCATCTCTTGCAGACTGACTTTTTCCAGGTTGAACACCAGGCCAACACGGCCTAGGAATTCAGTCTTGATACCAAAGGCACGCAGTTTGTCCAGGTCCATTTCTTTGACGCCATTGAAGGCGCCCGCGAAGATGAACAGGACGTGTTGAATGTCCACTGTGTTGTAGTGACCGTAGTCACCGATCACTTGCGTGGTAGGCGACTCCAGGAGCTTGAGCAGTTCATTCTGTACACCAATGGTGCAGTCGTTTGCTGCTTGGTTCGAATCACCACTGATGAACAGCTTGTCGAACTCATCCATGAACACAACCATGGGCTTCAGGCCAGTGGATTTGAGTGGCTCCAGGGCCTTGCTCAAGCTGTTGCCAGACAGACCTTCTTTGGTCAGTTGGGCGCAGTTGACTTCCAGCATTTCCACATCGAGATCTTTACAGATTTGATCGACGTTCCAGGACTTACCGGAGCCTGAAGGGCCGATAATGATGTGGTGGGGGCGGATCATGCCATCACTGGCTTGATGTATCTCGATGATGCGGCGAATCTGGTCAATAGCTGCTTGCGACATCAGGTAGTTCCTTGTAAGGCAGGGAATATTACTGAGCGTCGCTCAGCTTTTTGATTAGGGTGTTATGGTAGATACCGAACAGTACTCGCAAGCGATTTGCTGTCAGTGTCTCCCGTTCAATGAGTGCTTCGAAGATCACATCTTCCAAGCTGTCAGCAGTAGTGAACACCGGGTTGTGTACCGGTTTTATTTCACTGATTTTGGAGGTCCAAGGTAGATCGGGCATAGTTCTCTCAAGGAGAGGGGGCTATGCCCCCTACTCTCGTTACACCTGATCTTCTTCAGGCTTTAGTTCGTTGATTGCCAGGTCGATTGCCTGACGTTTGATTGCTGCACCTTGTGGGGAATTTCCGCTGAACTCTTCAGCTTGGGTGAAACGAACAGCTTCATACTGTTTGTCGCCCATAAAACCCTCTTCTACGTACACAGCATAGTGCCGTCCCATAGAACCCCAACCCTCAAGCTCAATTACTACCTTACGGTATGCAGAAAGCAGGAAGTCCAGGCGCTGGGTATCAGTGACATGGGCAAAGACGGACAACATGAAATGCTTGGCATGTTCATTCAGTTCAGCCGGCAGACCAACAACACCTTTACCGTCTACAGTGATAGCCATCCAACGACCTGCAATCATTACTTGATGCAGCTCATAGATGCTCACAGCCGGCCGGGTAGCATAGCCACCACGGGTGAGGTACTCAGCGAAGGCAACTACCTTGTCTTTAGGGATCAACCCCTTTATGTAGGCCATCAGATCACCTGTTCGATACGTACGCCGTACTGCATAGACAGTTTGGCCGCTTCTACCATGGCTGCGCCAAAATGCAGGGATGGGCCATCACGATGAACACAAATGTCCTTCACCCAGCGAGTCTCACCAGAGCGTTCCCGCAGATACAAGGACCAGTGCGTAGCCAGGTCTGTCTTGTATGGCACTACTTCCACACCTGCCCCGGAGAGCTTGGTGGTCTGCACCTGAATAGCCACAACTTCATTGATATCATTCATGGTTTTACCTTTGGTGTAGCGAAGCCCTCGCGCAACATCATCTTGTCGATGGTTGCACTACGTTCTTCCAGGGCTTCAGCGTCAGTATGGAGGTGGTAGCTCTCGTTACCTGCAATCCACATTTGGTGGAGCAGTGCACGGAGCCGGCGAGACGACATTGCAGGAATGTCGCGTTTATGGGTGACCTTGATGCAGGTGATAACCGGTGGAACAACAAAATTAGACATTGATGCTCGCATAGGCCGCTTTGACCGCCTTAACCAAACGACGACTGATTGGCAGGATGTTGGTAGATCCAACTACAGACAGTGCGTAGTTCTTGTCGCTGGTTGGGAACACACCGGTAATGGCCACGGTGTTTACGATCAGGTTGCGATTGATGCGGATAAAGCCCGCACCGTGGGTACGTTCCAATTCAGCCAGGCTGGTTTCACCAGAAACCACGAGGGATTGGAGTGCGTCGCCGTTGTTGAGGTAGTAGAGGTCTACACCTTTGTACTTGGCTTCAGCATACAAGATGCGATGGGCCAGGGTGGTGAAAGGAACATCTTGATTCTTGCGCTTAGGCGCGGAGTACAGTTTGAATGCCTGGAGCATTACAGGATTGACTTGCATGGCTTAGTTACCCTTTGGTTTTTTGATAGGACGTGGACCAGACTTCTTTTTAGGCTGGTTCTTGATGTAGAACTGAGGGTTGTATTTCATGTACAACCCCATGTGGCGATTCACTTTACGGCTGTGATACAGCGTGATACGGGGAATTTCCCGAGACAGGAACTTCTGCATTTCTTTTGGATCGACATAGGCCGCTTTACCAATGCAGACGGTCAGGTTCTTGTCATTGATGCCCTTGTCCAAGTTCTCCCGGGCTTTCCGCAAAGCGGTGATCAATTCATTGGCAATGCGCGCCGATTCTTCAGGCTTGATGCCTTTACGATCAAGAGCGCCCAAGAATGCATCCACTTCACGCAGTGGAACGGAGATATTGTGTTTCTCGTAATTCATTAAGGTTTGCCTTATTGGGTGGGTTCGGCCAGGGCTTTACGAGCCTGAATCAAGCCTTCGTTGTAGTTGGCGAAGTCGATGTTGCACATCTTGCCCAAATTGGGGGCCGCTTCGTCTGCGAATTGTACGAGCTTGGTCAATGCCTCACGAAGCTGTGCTTCACGGGCAAGGGCCAGGCCGAGTTTGAACTTATTGCTTTGGGACGTGGGCAAGTTGGATCTCCTGGGTGTAGTGAGCTTCCCACTCATTGAGGTAAGCACCCTCGGTGATTTCTTGCCAGTCCATGGGAGGCTTCCACAGGGAGCGAACAGCTTCTGTATTAGCATCAGGGAACTCGGCAGCAATCTTCAGGGTAGCAGCGTCAAAGTGCCGGGACGGCACAATTACAAACCACACATCTACTGAGTAGAACCCAGTCAGCTTGCAACCCTGGTCACCCATCCAATCCTTCGTGCGAAGGCCGAACTTGCGCAACACATCGGCTGGCACACTTCCATCAATGGTTTCGATGCTGCGCCAGAAGCCGCGGTTCTCGCGTCGCTTGGGTGTATGAATGAGGGTTGGCCGCTCAATGAACAGGTTTGGGTCAATGCAGGCGTGGGCCGGGAACTCGAAACCAGCAAACTTGCCGGTCTCCGCGAAGGTGTGGACCTTGATAGCACCCAGGCTGCGGGCAATACCTTCTAGCAACTGGACATAGCTACGTTGCTGTTCAAGTTGGGCGCGTAATGCTGCGCCCAGGTCCCCACCTACAACCTTGAAATAGCGGTTATAGATCGGTGTGGTGTTCATTGCACTACGTACCCCGGGAACAGGTTACCGTTCTTGGTCCAGCAGGCGTCCTGGGGTGGTACCCCATTGCCGCAGACCGGATATTCGTATTCGTTGGTTGGTACCAGTTCTTCGTTGGCACTGCCCTGGAAATCAGCCTGGTCGTACACGACTTCAGCTTCCATCCATTGGGTAGGCAGGCAACTCATCGTTGGCTGAGTGCCCGACCAGGCCGTTACACAGGTGATGCTTTTATCACCGCGCTCAACTTCAAAAGACTCGACAGAGTTGGTGGCAACAACTGCCTTGTACATGTTGATAGCCATGCTGCCGGTAAACAGCAACGCACAGGCCAACACCAGGATGCCCACAACTACGTTTAGTGCTTTGTTCCAGTTTACGTTTTTCACAGTACGTCCCCTTCGATGATCAGTTCAGCATTGACTTCAATCCAGGTGCTTTCGCTGCCTGGACACCACACATCACCCAATTGGGTTGATGCACAGCCGTTAACACGCATGGCTACTGCTTTACCTTTAGCGGTGTGCAATACCAGCAAATCATCGGGAGCTGTGCGATACAGCGTCATTGGTTTGGCATCTTTCCACTTTACGGTGTTGCGTGTCTGATTACGGATACTCAGTGACATTGATTACTCCGAAGCGCTTGGTGCGCCCATGTAAGGTTTAGGATCGGGATACTGCTTACGCAGGTCTTGAAAGATGGAACTGAATCCCCAGCTCATGAAGCCAGGAGTGAAACCAACTACCACTTCAACCAGACGCCCTACATCATCCGATTGGAATGTGTATGGAGACTGACCGAGGTAGTTAGGCTGGGTCTTGCCAACGTCACCGGCTTCCACCAGGAACGCTGTACGCTTTACTCCAGGTGGATCAGTAACGTATTGGCGACCTTGGTTTAGCTTTCGCACTTAAACTCCTTGCCAATGCCATTGGCTTTTACGAAACACGATTTTGCCATCCTTCTTCCACTTCTTGATGAAGCGGTCGGTGGCAGTGTGTGCAACATGCTCGTCTACACGAGAACGTCGCAACTTGTCATTCAGCTCACCAAAGGTGAAGTGAATTTGGGTACAGGCCCATACAGTTACCTTGTCGATAACTTCCTGTGGAATTACGGTTGCTTCAACGATCATTAAGACTGTCCTTGGGTGCGTTCGTGCATAGCTGTTGTTTCATAGTTGTAATCCAGAAGCTCACCAATAACTTTGATGGTTTCTGGATCTTTAAGGAATGTACGGCCATCCGATATGGATTGGTGTACTGCAAACGTAGCAATAGAGAATACTAGTTCACGAAATTCGGTTGTACCTTCTTCTGCATTCCTGTAGTTAAACGAGGTAGCATTAAGTTTCTTTACGTGGGCTATTGCTTCTTCCAAGTAGGATTTAGGTCGCATGGCAGCCTCTGGTCGCCTACTGGGCGACCGGTTCATGAAAAAATAATGCCCAACCCCTAACGGGGTTGGACTGTTGGCTAACTCCCCGAGGGATCACCAAAGTTCACGGAGTGAACCTCTCTACTTAAACACTATTGTCTTATTCTCAGGAACAGGTGTTCCTTTAGGTACACGTACTGCCACTTCTGTACCTGGGGGCAGCTTAGATAAGTCATGCGTGAGTTTCATTACAAGCTCCTGGTACCTTGAGTAGCCAGCTGATTTCTCAACTGATTCTAGTACACCTACTTTTACAAACTCATGAGATTGCATAGTTAGACTCCAGAATGAGCTTAGCCAACTCTTCACCACACATTGCACGGTCGTAATGTGGCGTATGGCCGGTGATTTGTTCGAATACATCTTCCAGTGCACGGCCACGAGCCAGATCGGCCAGGATGGACACATAGTGGAAACGCATCTGGTTGCAGTTGTTTGGGTGGCACTTGAACTCATCATGCACAGTCACGATCTCGAAAGACTTGTGACTTAGCATCTCTTCACCGATACGGATCATCTGCATCATGTGCTTGTCGCTCATGTAGTGCACGTTGTCTTTCGATAGGTGTGGGAAGATCACAGCGTCAGGTACTTGGCAGGCTTCCCAGCGAGCCAGGTATACATGCATCTGCTCAGTGACTTCATTAATGCTCAGTTCGTAAGCGCTACCGTCTGCACGCATGTCACGGACAATGCGCAGCAGGGATACAGCACGGCTGATCTCAAGCGGGTCGTAGTTGCATCGACGTTCCATGCTGCGAACCAAGTAGGCATCGAAGCTGTGGGTAACGTTTGCTACCAGCTTCAGGTCTTTCTTGGTACCTTCATTGACATAGTAGTCATAGCTGAACGTGCTGTGGTTCAGTTCATCGACCTCGACGCGAGCGCCTTCGATCTTCTGCATCACTGGAATCACTGAGTTGAAGTTGTCAGGCAGAATCCAATGGTGCTTCATGGCAAAGGGTTGCCATGCATTGCGCAGATCACCCAGCAACTCTACAGCCAACGGAGCGATCTTCTCAAGGCCGGCGTAGAACGCATCCAGCTCAGGTGTATCTTCGCCAAAGATCTCCCGTGGCGTGGCCTGGGAGCCATACAGAGCAGTCATGGTGGCTTGCTTGGCATCGTTACGGGAAACCATTGCGTTGGTGTTATCCAAGAAGGTGGCCGCTGCATTGGTAACCATGGTGTACGCATCGTTACGTACATTCGGGTCGATCAGGTTGGTAGCCAGGCAACCGTTGTAGCACTTGGTCAGTACAGACATGATGCTCATGCCCGAGCAGGTTGCATCCAGGCCCACGAGGTGTCCAGAAGGCTGACCACGCATAGCCTTTTGCATGGCCATCACAGCCTTGACATACAGAGGACGTTCCTTGGCTTCAGTAGCCAGGACCATCAGTTGGTTCATATTGTCCTTCACCCACTGCACGCGTTCTTCGAACAGCTTCTTGTCCAAGCCATTCTGGTTGGCAATGTCAATGCAGATCCATTCAAACGGGGTATATTGCTTTTGCATGGTTTAAGCTCCTAAGAGGAAGTAAGGGGACCTGAAAGGCAGATCCCCATAGCTATTACTGGCCTTGCTTCAGAATGTAGCGACCAATGTAGAACATACTGTTGATTTCATCAGCAAGCAGGTTCATTTCGGTACCAATGTCGGTACGTACCTTGTACAGCACAGATCCAGTAGGGAATACTGGGTTGTTGTGGTCAATGCTGATAATACGAGCATTACCACGTTGCCGCCCGTCTTTGGTACACAATTGGGTACCTTCAACCAGCTCACGGTTGTCGTTGTAGCGTTCAGCCCAGTCAGGCAGAGGCCAATCGGGTTCAGTATGTGCCTCTTCCCATTCCTTTTCTAGTAGGTTCAGGGCAGTAAAATTCTTGTTGTTCAAGTCGTCGTCACCCAGCAATTCAGTAATTGCTGCTGCTGCACGCTTGGCAAAGTCTTTGTAGTCAATCATGGTCAATCTCCTTGCAGTAAATGCTTGAGTAGGATTTCTTTACCTGTTATTTCATCACTGTAGTGAACACAGCGAATAAGTACACGGTCAAAGCTAGATGCAGCAGTACGAAGTATCCTTCTTGCTGCCCAAGCCTTACCGTTATCCACTACTATGACGTATGTCACGTCTAGCGCGTGCTCTACAAGGTGCTTTGGGATAGCAAATACCCCAGGCTCACTATTTCGACGTAAAGCACGTTCTTCGATTAGCTCATGTTTGTAATAGATGGCTGGCATCAGTACACCTTTACACGAGTAGACTTCTTCTTGGCTTTCATCTTGGCAATCATGTCGGCTGTACCCTTGGACTCACCGTCCCAGAACGCCAACAAACCATTCCCATGCTCAGCCATGGTTGAGTTACGGATAGGCCCAGCAGCGCGACCGTGTGCGGCCCAGTCCGCAGGACAGGGTACGCACGTAAGGTTGAGTGCTTGGGCCGAGAGTTTCGCCAGATAGTCAGCACCTGTCGGGCACTCACCTTGGACGATCACCACCTGATAATCCTTCAACTCATTCCACATGAGGTCACAGATCTCACGTTTCATGCGGTCGAAGTCGGTGAAATCACGTCCTCCGGCTACCACGAGGAAGAACTTTGGCTTGCTCATACGCGGAACAGCCTTTTCCACCATGGAAGGTTGGAGGTTGCCACAAAACGTATATCCAACCCCTTAGTAGGTCGGTTGATGCTGGTATCAATGGAATCCCATACCTTATCTCTGGCAAGCTTTCGTTTTATGTAATTCAGCTGGCAGTTTTGCATGGCTTCGGTAATGGTCGCACCATAGCCTACGTATTCGGCTACATAGACAAGCTTCCAGCCAGTAAGTTGAGTCAGATCTCCAGGGTCTTTCCAAGTACAGCGGAACACAGGACCATCTGCCCCATGCCTAAGGCGTACACGGGGCAGTATATCGTAGCGTTGCGATTTCATAGCTGAAACTCCATGGGTACGCCAGTGACCACCTCTTGCTTGGCAAGTTCGATCATGGCTTTCTTGATTGGTGAGCCTTGTGTACTGATGTGATAACCCACAGCGTACAGTCGGCCACGTTTGTCAGGCTTATGGTCCAAGTGGAACTTATTACCTTGAGCTACCATCAAGTGGTAGAACTCATAGGATTGGACCTTCATGTTGTTCCATGCAGTCACCTTCTCAGGTGAATCCAGTGGACTGTTCGGGGTTTCCTCTACACGGCAGAGGAATTCCACGTCCAGGCACAGTTCTGTAGCGTTCTTCTTGTTGATCACGTCAAGACAGATGTCTTCGTTGTGGTGACCTTTGTTGAGTATTCTCGATTCCTGTCCAATGGTCAGGTATGGAGTATCTTTGTTGTGTTTGAGGATCTTGGGCTGCATTACCAGCGGAGGCAGGAAGCAGCTGTTCTTAATGAACTCTTGCAGGCGCAGGTCTAGCTCGATGTTCGATTCAATCTTCCAGCTGTCGAAGCGATCATTCTTGATCAGGTCGAACAGGTTGGTATCACACAGCACAGCTGTGATCTCTGCCACAGTCTTTATACTGTCCAGTTTGTCGTCAAAGCCCAGCTTGCCTGCCATCTGCGCAGTAAAGCTGGTGAACAATTCAGGTCCGCGGCAATAGGCCGAACCCACGATAACATCCAGCACCAGCTCATTCAGATCCATGGTTTTGAGGGCAGATACGCGAATGCGCTTGCTCTCATAGCTGAACTCAGTGTTCACCCAATCAGTGAGCAGGGACACACCGTCAAGGACGGCAGGCCACAACTCAGGATCATTCTTGATGTAGTCACGCAGATATCCGTCGATATGCTGACGGGCAAAGCGTCTTTCGTTTGCCAGTTGCATGTCTTCAGGTAGCATGTGCATGGTTCAATCTCCAAGTAGGAACAAGTACAGTTTTATTTCTTTTGGTATGTCGCAGTGGTCGATAACCCTGACATGGCCAGGATCGAGCACTACACGCCAGACATTTGAGCCATTGGCATGTAGGTAGTACTTCTCATTTCTTGGTATGTACTCCTTTGCAAGCTGTAACTGACCAGGACCGTAACATACACAGGTAACGTAACCTGTATCCGTTACATGGTACAAATGCCCAAATTTAGACTTGTTATAATCATCAAGTAGGTTGATCATCACTCCCCCAGCAGTGTGTTATACAGCTCTATGTCCTTGGGTACGTCAGTTGTGCCATCGTCCTTTACCAGCATCGCTTCAATGAACATGTGTTTACCACCCTCTGTACGAGTGCTTTTGCACCAGCCCTTCATGCCCATGTGGAAACACCACACCACATCAGGCTCCCAGTTGCGCCAGGACCAAATGTCGTTGTGCACCGTACTCAGATTTTTCCACAAGGTGTGAGCGTGCCTCAGTCGGCCATCGCCAAACCATATGACACGCATATTATCGTCGGGCCTGGCCCTGCCTTGTGATGTTGCGAATGGATTTTGTGTAGCCATGCTTGCTCCTTGTGGGGATCTCATGTAGGATCACAATCCCTTCTGAAAATCCCCACCATAATTCCATCGTCTGCTCGGTGTGCGCAGCCCTATTCTCCTTCAAGGAGGTAGTGGGCCAGGGTAATCTCCTTTGGAGGTTCAGCGTATTTCCAGCTCCAGGCCATAGCCATGCGCCATTGTGAGCCCACACCTTGTGAGTCTACCCACATATATATGGTACGGCCTTGACCATGGATTTTACGTAACTCGTTGACCTCACTCCAGTTTTCAGTGGATGTGACTTCCACAGTTACACCTGGTACACCATGGACATACAGGCGTGCCCTTGCCACTACTCAGGCACCCATACATGCACGTTCTCCGGCAGCATTCTGAGGAAACCATCACACAAGAACTGCTGCCCCTTCGGCCACATGGCTTCAAGGTAGTAGAGCTTGTCTGGATTGGCTTCAGCCAGCTCAGCCAGTTTCTTGGTGGACTCACTTGCTACGTTCAGGGCAAGCCCATTGCGTGGCACGATACCAATCTGAAAGATGCCGATCTTATTGTTGCACATGAGGTAGAAGAACCCACAATCACCTACTTGGTCCTTGACCAATGTACCGAGCGCTTTAGGTGCAGAAGGGAACTTCTGAGATACCTCATAGGCCAGGCCATTCATCATTACCAGCTCGCCTGTTGCAGAACGCAGCGTTGAGTAGGTACAGATCACAAAGTGATTGCACACACCCATATGGTCCATCATGTTGCCTTTAATGAGTTTCGCAGCCATTTCAATCGTCTCCGAGTAGGAAGCGTACTAATGTAAGCTCTTTTGGAAGGTCTTGATCGTTGAGAGGTGACACAATACGTGTCGTGTATGGCTCTATGTACCAGTAGTTAAGTGTACCATCTATCGAAGGTACCATTGCATACCGATACACCCATACCAATGGTTTGTTGGGAGTCAGCGAGCCATCGGCCAACTCCCACCATTCTTTAGTGCGGGACACCGACTAAACGGCCATTCTTATCCATCTTGGCGATGATCTGACCAGTTACAGGATCAGACACATGCGCACTACGGATAGCACTGAACATGTAGCAGTTCAGCTTCTGCTGTGCATCGTCCTGGTCACGAATAGGCATAGCATCTACCTTGTACTCATCAGAAGCAGTGAAGTGGTAGACATTCAGCTTCAGTCGAGTGTCCAAGCTCTCAGCATCACGTTGACTGACATAGATTGCATAGCCAATCATTTGGATGGTAAAACACAGCATGAAACCTGCTGCAAAATACAACCAGACGTTAGTTACTTCATTGAACATGATTACAACTCCTGCCATGCTTTATGTTGTTGGTTGATTGCCTTGATGCACGCATTGCGTACAGAAGGCAGACGGATGAAGTTTTCCAGCTCTTGCGAGACAATAGACTGGAATGCAGACAGCTCAGAGCGTGCATTAGCTGACGCAATCAGACGATCTTTACTGACCGTACGTGCTTTGAGGATTACCTCGGCAGCCATAGCCAGTTGAGCTTCGTACTCACGCTCTACGCGTTCCAGCTTGCGATCAGCAGCCTTACGGATCTTCTTGCCATGCTCACGCTTGGCTTTGTTGATATCCCGCTTGTGTTGCTGAGTCATGCAATCAATTTCATAGTCGTAACTTGATTGCGCCAGTTCACGAGCTTTCTTTTCTTTGCACCATTCTTCTACCCAGTACTCCATACAGGATTCAGCAGAAGCTGCCTTAGCTTTCATGGTTGCGTGGGTTACTGACACTGCAAAGGCAATAAGCAGCAGCATAATGATCCCGAACATCACAGCATCGAACAATTCAAAGTAGTACATGGTATTACTCCCAGTCTTTGGCCTTGTATGGCCCAGTTGATTTCTGATTGAGGTTGAGTGGTGTTGCATGGAACATCTCATGTATAGCCTTGCGGCCCAGCTTTATCAGCTGATTATGCTTATCCATGGCTTCGAACAATGGGTCTTTACCAGGCCCAGTAGAAGTCTGAGCTGTTTGAAGCGTATCCAAGTCGTACTTGACAGTGTGCTTGGATGCTTCATTCCACATGTACATCATTGGCCATAACGGTTTATTACTGCCACGCATTCTCAAATGTTTGCCAGTTAGCCTCTCAATACTATCGAAGTTGCTGTATGTATGCCCAACACCGTATAAAGCTGCATCCAGTAGGGTGTCATGTAGTTTTTCACCCACACACACCGCCATTTGTTCAAGCAGCTCTGTAGCAGTGATGCCTCTGGTCTTAATTGGTGGCAGTTGATCTCTATGACCAATAAATACCTTGTCCACGTCAGTAATGCTGTCGATCTCTATCAGGTTCATACCGAATAGGCTTTTCATGCTTACGCTCTCCAAAAAGTAGGCCACCACCCCAATGGGATGATGGCCGATTGATCAGAACTGGATGAGGTCGCTGTCCGCATCGGTACGCGATGGGTTGAAGCTGACGTTCAACTTGCTGATGAAGCCGGCGAGACGCTCAGCCAACAGGGCCTTACGCGCTTCTTCCATTTCAGCGATTTGCTTCTTGGTAGCACCTTCAGGCAGGACGAATGCAGGATCGCCTTCACGCTCGGCATTGAGGCCAGCGAAGATGACTTCATGCAAGGCGTTGCCTTCCATCAAACGGATCGAGTCCACACGGCGGACATCACCTGGTTTGCTGGTGTTCATGCCAATGTTGATGTAGCCCAGGATAGCCTTGGCTGGTTTTGCAGCGCCACGGGTAGAGGTGGTTTCGGTTGCTTTGGTTTCAGTGCGGAATGCCATGATGTATTTCCTTTCAAGTGAGTAAGAGTAATTGGCTACGACATGTGAGCCTTTACAGCTGCGGAGCAGCAGCGGTTTAGAATGGATCGGGGATGCTATTGTGGTACGCACGCTTGTACAGTCTGAAGGTCTCACGAGAGATCCACATGCCATACACAGCCAGCTTTTCCAGTACTTCCTCGTAGTGATGCGCACAATGGTACGCAGTCTCAAGGATTACTTCAGCGATAGGACTGGTTACCTGGCAAGGCCGAGTACGCAGTGGAGCAGGGTACAGTTGGCTTATAGAAGCTGCGCTTTTACCCATAGATGAGTGACCGTAAATCATAGAAGGAATCCTCTATTTTGGATGGTTTAGATACCAGGTGTGACTACTGTCCCATGTTCTCCAGCTCAAGAGCCAGATCGAAGAACCACTCATAACGAGCGGCGTAGTCGTCTACAGCAACACCTTGTTGAGACAGATGTAATTGCAATGTAGACGCACAAGGCATACGCCTGGCTATACATCTTTCAAGTCTACAGAAAGTTGCCCATATAGCATCATCGTCATTGTCATGGTTCTGCATGACATATTGCCTTAACGCAGTGCACATGTACTTCTTATACCCACGACCGAATTCAGGATCGTAGTATTCAGAGAACAGCACAAGCATTAACATTTCACTTGGTTTCATATCATAGTCCCTTACGTTTGAGGTCGAATACCCACCAGACATAGAGTTCTTTGGTGACTTTGAAACCCTCTTCGAAGGTCTTATTTTCCAAGTCAAGAACACCTTTTTCATATAGTGCGCTATACAACGGATAACCGTAGTTAGCCTCAGGATAGATGGCATGTACCATTGCCTCTACATGTTCAATGTACTTACCGAAACCTTCATCGCAAAGTACAAGGCACATGAACTCGTTATATAAGTTATAACGATTGGTAACGAGCATTTGCTCAATAACAGCAGATAGTTTCATTAGATTAGTCCACTTGGTTGAATCATCTTCATGAAGCCTGCAACTGGGTCGAGCCCAGTCAGCCGACAGTATTCTCGATGACTAGCATCGCGCTTACTACACATCTCAGTAATGCGTACACCGTCACCGCTTTCAATAGCCTGCAATGCAAGCATGTCATACGAACGAAAGTACTGAGACATGATCTCCATTGCATGTTCTTCATCATAAGCCTCGACAGTTAGTGGTTGAGTTGGCATGTTACACATCCATGAATGAAAGAAGGTTTTCACGAGTACGCTTGTACTCGATAGTTGCAGCCTTGATACGGCAAGTGCCGATCATGTTATGACTGTCATACATAGCCTGTTGTAAATCAGCAGCAGCTTGACCAAAGGCTCTAACGAGACGCTTGGCTTTACGGCTACGTCGTGCCTCTTCACATACAGCTTCAGGTGACTTAACCATCTGGATTCTCCAACTTGTTAATGCACCAGTTGAGTAAACGCCAGCGAGAGGAACCATACTCACTATTCTTGTCCCACATCTCAGTCCCTTTGGAGATGCCATATACATCACCAGGTGACAGCATGGTATAAGGAGAAGGCACAGGGAACACTACTCGCCCGCTAAATTCAGGCCATTGAAGATACAATGACTTGAACTGATACAGCATGTGAGACAAATGTTCTTTATCCTTGAGCAGATCATCTATGTTGTCACAGATACCTGCAAGATCAATGGTTGGACCATTCTCTTTAATGGTACGCAGAGCCTCAAGCAGTGTCATGTTATGCACCCTCCAGCACGTAGTTACGCACTTCGTATACATCGTCGATGGTTACATCAGTCCAGCCACGTTGGTGAATCACATCAAGGATGGACTCAGGCTTACTGCCATACAACGCAAGCATTACTGTCACACGCGCAAGACTAATAGCAGCAGTCTCTTCACGAGTGTTAAGAGTCTTGCCATCACGGATCATATCCACATAGAGCTTTGCTTCTTTGCGAAGCACACGCTGTTCGAATGTACCGTTAGGCGTTTCAAAACCTACTGTCTTGGACATGGTGTATACCTCAACTGTAAGCCCTCGCAAGGCAAGGGCTATTGAATGTTATTGATTGATTAGAGCGGTCAAAGACTTCAGCTCAAACTCAGGCAGATAGAATAGCCCATTAGATGGACCTTCCATGAACAGGGTATCATCCAAGTACAGGCTCCACTGATCCTTGCCCAACTTGTACTTGCCAATTTGTTTATTGATCTTCATGTCATACAGACAGCCATTGCTGTCCACAAGATATGAAGGCTCAGTCTCACCACTTACTGTGTAAGTGAATGAATCATCATCAGTGTTAAGCGACTGTTGTAGATGCTTCATGGTAATAGCCCCTGTTTAGATATAGAAGTACATCACAGTGTCTTCATGATGTTCAATTGCTTGATCCAGATACATCATCCAAGCAGCACGAATTGTGGGATCGTAATAGCGATTGTCTTTAATAGCATGATTGTGTACTTCGTTGCACTTAATGAAACTTGCTTTTGTATCGTAATCACCAAGTACAGATGCTGCACGCATTTCAAAGCGTTGCTTGAGCGAGACTATATCTATACCAACAGGGATTGGTGTGTGAGTCCAGATTTCAGGCATAAGGTTTTTATGCCCGTGAGAGAACACCAACTCACCGCCTTTATACAACTCGATGTACCACTCTACATCTTCAGGCATGTGCTTAGTTATTGCATCCAAGGGATTGGCAATAGTGGCAGGACTTGGTGTCTTGGTATAACGCGCAGTAACAGTGGTCAATTGAATAGTGTACATGGTAGTACTCCTGATTAAGATGATTTAACTACGTCGCCATGCTCATTGCTGATAGACCACCAAGTAAGCAGCCCCTCTTGTTTATCAATGAACACAGTAGCAGCAATGATGCTGTCGAACTCTTGCTCAACTTCACCATTACCATCAATGCTTTCATACGATACAAGTACAGTAGACACAGGAATACTCCTTAGAATGAGATGTAATCAGGTTGTGCTGCATCAAGCTCAGCAATGAAGTCAGCAATAGGTGCAGCTTCATCAAACGAGATATAACCAGCAGCATATGCATCCAACAGTGCAGCACGAATGACTTCAACAGACATGAGAGTACTCCAGTAGAATAGATAGATCCACTACAGTAG